CTAAAAAAGGTCTATACGAAAATATTCATGCTAAAAGAAAGCGCATTAAAAATGGTTCCGGGGAAACTATGAAAAAACCTGGAACCAAAGGTGCGCCTACTAAAAAAGATTTTATTAAGTCTGCTAAAACTGCTAAAAAAAATTAATCATGGCTGCAAAGAAAATTAAAAAAGAAAATACTGATTGTGCTGTAAAAACCAAAAAAGCTTTTCAAGCAGGATTAAGTATAGGGCGCAATATGAAAAAATCTACTTCTAAAACTAAAAAGTAATGGCACAGGTTAAAAAAGGAATGGGTTTTAAAGCAGCACAAAAAAACATTGCAAAGAAGCAGGGTGTATCAATGGAAAGTGCTGGTGCTATATTAGCATCTGCTGCTAGAAAAGCATCACCAACTGCAAAGAAAAAAAATCCAAACCTTAAAAAAGTTAAAGGGAAATGACAAACGATACTATTCAAATAAAAGTAAAACAGCGCATCAATAAGCTGGCAAGTAATGATTTTGATAATATCATGCCTTGGCAAATAATTGAAGCTTTTAATAAAGCTCAATCTGGTTGGTGCAGAAGAAATTTAATGGGAACTAATTTAACCAAGACTGGTGATGAAAGTAGTAAAAGACGTATAGATGATTTACAGATTTTGCTAACTGAAAAAGCATTACCTATGGTTAAAAAAGATTTATATTATATTTCTCCTAAATTGCCTACTGATTATTTTGAATGGAAATCATTATCTACAAGTGGTACTACCGCATGTTGTCCTAAAAGAAGATTCATGGTGTATTTAGCTGAAGAAGCAAATATTGGTGAATTACTTAGAGATCATAACAAGCGACCAAGTTTTGATTGGTCTGAAACTTTTTGTACAATTGCAAACAACAAAATAAAAGTTTTTACAAATAATGAGTTTGATGTTGTTGATACTACATTGACTTATTACAGACAACCAAGAAGAATTGAAATCACAGGTGTGTCAGATCCATACACTGGACTTGTTTCTACAGCTAATGTAGAATGTGAGTTTAAAGATGATTTAGTAGAGTTATTTATAGATGAGTGTGTAAAAATTCTAGCTGGTGATCTTGAGGATGTAAACACAAGTCAAATTGCAGATAATTCAGTTGAAACTAATAATTAAAAATAAATGAATACTCCACAAAGAGGTCTGTTAAAAAGACCAACTCCACAAGCACAATCAACTGCATCTCAATCATACACAAAACCATCAGGTAATCATTGTGTAGAAGAAACAACTGCTTGTATTTGTGAATTAATGAATGCATCTATTTCATTTCATAAATTACATTTAAAAGTATCAGGTGTTGGTGCACATGCTATACATGTTGCATTAGGACCACTATATGAAGGTTTACCAGGTTTAATAGATGGTATAACAGAAGGTTATCAAGGAGCAGCAGAAAGAATTTTAGTTCTTACAGATTGTTGCCCTAGAACTCTTAATTCTGTAGAAGAAGCTATTATCTACATTAGAGAAATCTATGATATGATTTGTTCATTACAAGACATTATGTGTTTCTCTGAAATTTCAAATGAATTAGATGTAGTTAAGTCATTGTTAGCATCAACAAAGTACAAACTTTTATTTTTAAAATAAATAATCACAACTTTAGCAAAAAAAAATAAATAAATTACTTGCATTTGTAATTTTATTTACATATATTATTATACTGTTTATTAATTAAAAAAAAGAAAGATGAGTTATTTCAATCATGCGTACCGCAAGTCATTTGTTGGTACGAAAGCTACACAAGCTGGTTCAGGTACAGCTAAAGCAGTTAACAATGGTTTCTTAACGGATGCTGGTGTTCCTACTTCAGCATTAGCTGAAACTGCTGCTCCATACGCATTAGGTGTTGGAACTTATGGATTTTTTAATCCAGATACTTATGTATCAGTGAATGCTGCTTCTGCGGAAGTTATTGCAGGTAAACCTTTAGTTTTTGCTGCTGCATCATTGTTTACAAATGATAAAATTGGACCATTCCACGGAGGGTACAAAGAGTCAAACAAATCTAAAATGATCAATCCAAGATTTGTGCACAAGTTTACTAAAATGACAGGTGCTGCTACTGAGCAATCTATTTGGCATTTAGGGAACACAAACTGGAATGCTGATGCAATTGCAACTTTAGGTGCTCTTACAGGTGGTACTGGTTACACAAATGGTACTTATACTAATGTTGCATTAGTAAGTACAGTTGGTGCTGGTGCTTTAGCTACTGTAGTTGTAGCTGGGGGTATTGTAACAGGTATTACAATTACTGCTCCTGGTCAAGGTTATGCTGTTGGTACTGTTTTAACTTTACCTGCTTCTGTTCCTTATACAGCTGGTACTCCTGCATCTACTTCGGTTGCTACAATTAAGTACAATGCTACTGGAAGTACAGTTTGTAAATTTGATTTTGTTTGTGGGGAAACTTACAACTTACGTTTAGATTTATGGGGTTCTCCAGTTCTTCGTTTCTTAAACCATGATTTGTACAAAACTTTAGCTGCATCTACTGGATGTTGTCCTGATGGTACAATCGTACCAGGTAATGTTGATTCAACTTTAGTTATGATCAATTGGGCTAACCAAATTGTAAATGATTTATGGTTACAACATTTCATCAGACCAATAGTTTACACTCAAAATGGTCTTCCATTGTTTGCTACTGCTGCTGAAGCTGTTGCTGCTGGTTTCACTGCTGCTGCACCTGCTACTCCATCAATACCAGGTTCTGCGTCTATTTGGGCTAACTATGTATCTCCAGGATATATTGCTGGAACAACAGCTGGTTTACGTTTAGTTACTGCTTATGTAGAAACTAAATTTGGTAACTGTTCTTTCCAAAACTCTGATTTCTTTGAGAAAGAAGTAGTTCAAATGAATGTTTCATTAACAGATTTATCTGGTGAACCATGTGAATTCTCTGCATTATGTGCAAACAAAGAGTATGCTGGATTTACAGGTCAAGGATTTGGTGAGCAAGTTTTAAGAGATGTTATCTTGGATGAGTCTTACTTACAAAATCATTTCTCTGATGATGTTCGTATCCGTGAGATTACTCAAGGAGATCAATACTTCACAGCAATTAACCGTAATGCATTATATACTCGTTATGTAATTCAACACAGTGTTCCTCGTTATAACAACCCTTCAGGTGTTTATGACAATGATCAATATGCATTGAATATTTATGTACCAGCTGCTACTGCAACTGCGTTTGAAGCATTCATGGCTGTTTGGTTAGGAGCTGCTGCTGTAGGTGGTGTAGTTTCTTTAGAAACTTATGGTCATACTGCGTATACTCCGGCTGCGCTTTAAGATTATATAAATATCTTCCTAAAATGGAGAATGGAGGTTTTCTCTGTTCTCCATTTTTTTTTAAAACTAAAAATATGGCAACAAATTCTCTAAGTTTAAATATACCAAACATAATGACAGACTGTATTCTTCGCATAGAAGATACAAGTGTTTATGAACCATTATTACCTTATGTTTGTCCAACAGTGCAAGTATTAGTTCCAGGATATAAAGATTGTGTAACTTTTAATGATACAACTCTTCCTAAAGTTGATAAAAATTTTGTATTCAATTTGACAGCATGTGATTTAAAAACACAAACTTCAAGTTGTGGAACTGAATTTGATTCATTGCCTGATGGAATATATGTAATTAAATATGCACTATCTCCTCATGACAGAATGTATGTTGAGTACAATCATTTAAGAGTAACAGCTTTAAGAAAGAAACTTAAAGATGAGTGGTGTAAATTAAAGTTAAGTGCATGTGAACCAATCCCTGAAACTCAAAATAAATTTTTATCTTTGATGCAAATAACAGGTTATATAGATGCTGCTCAAGCAAAAGCTGAATACTGTTTAGATTCAGAACAAGCAATGGTATTATATAACTATGCTAAAAAATTGTTAGATAATTATTCATGTAAACTTTGTTAAGATGGGAAGTCAAGTATGCGCAAATTGTGGAGTATGTACATGTACAGGTACTCAATTAGTTAAAGCAACAAATGGTAAATCATGTTGTACTGCTTGTGTAAACGTAGTCAATCAGCAAATTGCTGAAGGACAAATAAAATGAAATTATGGATTTAGATTTGCTTAAAGGTTTTAGACCAAGGTTGTTATACTTTGATTTAGAAGATTATCCTACTATACCTCAATCAATTTCAGGTATTGGAGATAAAGAACATGCTGAAGAACGCTATCAGTTAGATTGTTGTTCAACTGGTGAAACTTTTAAAGTAAATGGTTTACCTGCAGTTTTTGTATTTAAAGGAAAAGCTGCAGTAAACAATCACCCTGATGATTTAATTGATGTTGTTCTTACATCTATAAAAGACAGTAGTGGTAATTTAATCACAGGTTGTTTAAAATTAGTTGATGCTGAATGTTATGAAGAATATGAAGAATTTGCTTGGGAAGATATATTTCTTGAAACAGAGTGTGTAAGCACTTGTCAAGAATGTTTACCTAAACCTGTTCCAGAACCATTCATTACAAATCATAAAACAATTTATCCTGATTTTAAAGTAAACAATGTTGATCCTTATGAAGCAGAACAAATATTCTGTGAATTTGGAAATGCAATGTATGAAAAAGTATTAGCATTAAAATATGGCGTACAATTCTGTTGTCCTACAGATCTAATGCAATCTACTATAGAACATGAGATTTTAAAAATGGATATTGCAGAAGATTTAAATGCTTGTAATAATTTAACTTTTACCCCTGGTTCATGTAAAAAATATACTATTACTATACCAAGATTAAAAGAAGGATTTTTGTATTTCAAAGATTGTAATGATGTTATTAGAACAGTTGCAGTTCATTCATCAAGTCAAGACTATAACACTGTTGTATGTGGTATAACACAACAAACAGCATCATCAATTTACTTATTAACTCTTAATCCAAGTATGATTGTACCTGTACAATTTGTTGAAGGTTTAGATTGCGAGTAAGTTATTAGGAAAATTAATTAAAATTTTGTATATTATTAGATATGGGAAAGCCGACAAATACTAGAACTGCAGGATGCGCAACAACTACAAGTAACTGTGTTGTTTGGCAAGGTCCTGATTTATGCTGTATTGATCTTTGTCACGGAGATTCAATCAGTGAAGTAATAAATGAATTAGCAAAAAAGATTTGTAAGATTTTTGAATTGTTAAATATTCAATCTTATGATTTATCAGAATTAGCTGGAACATGTGGTCCATCTAATTATATTGAGTTAATTCAATTATTAATTGATGAAATAGCTACATTAAAAAATAATACAAATACAGTTTCAACAAGTGCTTCAGGATGTCCTGATTGTGAATTAGCTGTTGCAACTTGTTTTCAATCTCAATATGGGGTTGTATTGTCAATGACAGATTATGTAGTTGCTATTGGAAAAAAACTTTGTGATCAACAAGTACAGATCCAAACACAAAATAATGCTATTGCTCAATTGACACAACAAATAGCAAATATGCAAGTACAAATAAACTTATTAATAGCAGGATAAAATGAAAAAGAAATGTTCTACTAATGCTATTTCAATTAGCACACCAGTTCCTACATGTCCAACTGTAACTCCAGTAGTTCCTGTAGTACCTGTTGGATGTTCTGATCCATTAACTTATTTTTTTAAATTAGTTGTTAATTATTCTATTAGTCAAAATGTAAAATTTGATGTAGCTTTTGATGATTTGTTAGCAGTAGGATTGATTACTCCTACAGCTGATATAATTTGTTGCCCGGATTGTACAAATGCACCATTTTATGGTCTTATGAATGTTTCAAGGTTAAATGTTTTAGCTGGTATGTTAAACTGGCAATCAACAGAACCTAATTTAATTACTCCTTGTTGTATAAATGTTGAAGCATCTGTTGAAAAATATAACAATTATATTACATACATGCTTAATGGAGATACACCAACTAAAGAAATACCTGAGTGTTGTGATAATAATTTTACTTCATGTCTTAAATTATATGCAGATAACTTAGATTATTTAGCATTATTAAATGATGGTATTGTTGAAGTAAATACATTAAACAATCAAAGTTCTTTGTGTAATTTATATAATTTGTTAGATACTTATGCTGATCAAATTACACTGACATCAACTGTATCTAATTTTATTTTAGATTTTTTACAGGGTGGGTTTGTAGTTCATTGTTGTGGTTGCAATATATTTATTGGTACAGTTAATGCATTTGAAGCTTATTTAAATACAAATATTTGTTTAGAATTAAATCCTTATTAGATCATGAGTTGTTCAAAATGCAAAACAAGCCAGTGTACATGTGAAACTTCTTTGTGTGTAAATCCTTTAATCTATATGATTAAAGAAGCTTTTTCATTAGTTGGTACTGATGGTGATGCTGCTTCAATAAATGATGCAGAAAATATTTTAGTTGATATAACTAAAAATAATTCATATCCAGTTATACAAAATATTTATGATATACCATTAGCATTGGTTACAGTTTTAACTAATGGAATTTCACTTTCTAATAATGAAAATATCTGTTGTCCTGATTGCACAAATGGATTATATGTTATTGGTAACAGAGCTATTATACAAGATATTATTGATAATGAAACACCTCCAAAATTATGTTGTGTTGAACATCAAAGTTCTTTATTATACTGGAACTCTTTTTTAATACAATGGGAAGAATCTTATAATACAACTAATGTTAAATGTTGCGATACTGATTTTTCTGAAGTAGTTAAATTATGGATAGCAAGTTCTAATTCAGCTTCTGCTAGTTTTAATTTGAGTAGAGTTATAGAACTTGGTATTTTTGAATCATCTTCATTTAATGGAATGAGTGGTTTAGGTATTCTTTACAACTATATTAAAGCATTGCATCCAGATTTTACTGCTGCAGATTATTTAAATATTTTAGGAGTTATTACCAACTTAGGTATTGTGGTTGAATGCAAAGGTTGCACAATTAAAATAGCTTCTGGTAATACATTCATGGAATTTTATTACAACAATTTACCTTAATTTATAACATTAAAACTTTAACAAAATGGGTTGTTCTTCTTGTCAACAAAATAATCATATAGTTCCTACAACTTCTGTAGATTCATTATGTGAATGCGCATGTGGTTGCGCAGAACCAGTATGTCCTACTCCACAACCATGTACTGAAATTACAGATGCAAAATGTATTATTTATACTAATGCAGAAATTAAATGTGGAACTGATGTAGTAGTAACACTAAATTCTACTCTTGCTACAGCTTTAAATCAAATTGTTAATTATTTCTGTCAACAGTTTGTAACACTAGATGTACCTGAAGATATAATTTATGATGGAGATGTAATTGTTACTGCTGGTACATCAGTAGTTGATGCTTTTCAAACTGTAATTGATTTTATATTAAACTATCCTAATAGTTATGTTAGTGGTTCTGGTAATACTAATTTTTTACCTAAATGGACTCCTAATGGAACAACTTTAGGTAATAGTCAAATAAAAGATGATGGTACTACTGCTGGTATTGGTAGTTTTTTTGGTTCACCTATTTATAAATGGTCGGTTCTTTCAAATTTAGCCAATCTATTTATGAATCAAGAAATTAATTCATCTATTCCTATAGCTGCTTTATATGGTATAGTTAGTGACAATACTGTTTTACCAAAAAATAATAATACAGCATGTGGTGTATATGGAATAGCAGATTCAAGTACAACTGAAAATATTGGAACATTAGGTTCTGCAAGAGGTATTGATTCTTTAATTAATATTGGTGTTTATGGTGAAGCTTCTCCAAATTTAAATTCTACTTGTATTAAATCTATAGGAGGAAAATTTTTAGCAAAAGGAGGAGTTAATAATTATGCAGTTCAATTACTTGACGGTTCAGAAGGAATAGGAAAAATTTGGACTTGTATGACTGCAACAGGTGAAGGAAATTGGCAAACACCGGCTAGTATAAATTTACAAAAAGTAATAACTGCAACATATGCATTAACGGATGCAGATAATGATTATACTATTTTTATAAATAATGGTGCAACTGCAATTACAATATCTTTAGGTGCAATTACAATTCCTAATTTTAATGTAGGTTTTATACAAGAAGGTTCAGCTGATGTAACCTTTGTTGGTGTAACTAATCCAGTAGGTCTTAAATTAAAAGGACAAGGATACCAAGCATTTATAGAAAGAAAACTTGCTACATCTACATATTATTTACTAGGCAACACTAAAGTTTAATATATGAAAGATTTTAAAAAAAATATATACCGTATGCAAACTGATACTATAGTTGATCCCTGTTGTTCACTTCCTGATGTAACAATTGGTTCACAAATTTGGACAGCATGCAACTTAGATGTTAAAACATATACTGATGGAACACCAATTCCTGAAATTCCAGGTGGTACAGCATGGACATCAGCAACTACAGGTGGATTTTGTTATTTAGGTGGCACAGCAGGTGAATGTACATTTGGATTAATATATAATTGGTATGCTGTTGCAGGAATTTATGATGCGGCTTCATTAGCAAATCCTGCATTAAGAAAACAACTTGCACCAACAGGTTATCATATTCCTACTCAAGCCGAGTATACAACATTAATGACAACTTTAGGAGGGCCTTCAGTAGCAGGTGGTCCTTTAAAACAAGTAGGTACAACATATTGGCAAGCTCCAAATACTGGTGCTACAAATTCAACAGGTTTTACTGCATTAGCAGGTGCAATAAGAGATGGATCAGGAATTGGTCAATATAATTCAGGTATTGGTGGATGGTGGTTATCAAATGAGTATGACGCAGCTAATGGAGTAATATCGCAATTATTTCAAAATTCTGCATCAACATCAATGAGTGTTAAAATTAAAACAACGGGTTGTGCTATAAGATTAATAAAAGACTAAAAAAATAAATATTAATTTTATTAAAAATTAATTCTATGTGTATAGATTGTGGAAATAACAGTTGCTCTGGAAACTGCAATGTAATCCCGAAAGGTTTAAGAGGACCAAGAGGTTACAAAGGAGATAAGGGTGATAAAGGAGAAAAAGGTGAAAGAGGTCTTACTGGTTCTCAAGGACCTCAAGGAATGCCTGGAGCTAATGGATTACAAGGTCCTCCAGGAGGTCCTGGAACATTAGGTCTTCCTGGTCCAATGGGTCCTCCGGGAAATCCTGGATTACCTGGTGCTAATGGTATTAATGGAACTAATGGATTACCTGGAGCAAAAGGTGATACAGGTGATACTGGACCAAAAGGAGATCAAGGTGATGATGGAAGTTCTGTTACAGCTACTGCAAATAGTGGTTTAGGTAGTTGTGGTGGATATGATATTAAAACCATTAAATTTGATGGAACTCTTTTATCAAACAATCCTTTATACAATGGATGTAATGGAAAATCAGGTAGAGGTGTTGCAGTATTTGTAAGAGCAACTGCTCCTACTAATGCTACACTTGCTGCAGATTATGCAGGTATTAGAGGATTTACAGCACCTGATTATATTGTTGATGGTTCATATAATGCATCACAACTAAGACCTGGAGATATTTGGATTAAACCTTAATTATGGCAGCAAAAAATTATAAAGTTTTTGATGGAACAAACTGGGTTTCTCCATGTGATCAAGAAGTAAGAATGCTTATGCCTGATGGTGTAACTTGGCGACTTATTGATCCTATAAATGAAGATGTAAAATACTTTGACGGTTCTTCATGGAAACCTATGATTTGCGTAGATCCATCTCCGCCAATTGTTCCTATTACATGTTCCCAAGGTTCATTAAGCGGAAGTGGTGGTTCTGGAATATATTATATTCCAATGGTAGTTGGAGCTAATACTTGTAATCTTTCAATTACATTTAGTGTTCTTTCTGTACCAGATTCATTAACAATTTTAAGTTCTGATAAAAGTTTAATATTGGCACAAACTGGTTATTTTGGTTCATCAGCAGTTCCAACACCTGGAGCATATACATTTGGACCTGGATTACCTAGACAAATATATCAATATTCACCAGGTTCACCTGGAAATTTTGTAGTTAATAATATAGCTCCGGTTGAAACAATAACTATTTTACCAAATCAATTTCCTATATCAAATATTAATCCTTTAAGCATCCCTAGTTCCATTAATCCTATTGATCCAACTCAAACTGTTAGAACTATAACATGGAATAAAGGAGTTACACCTGTAGATGTAAATGTATTAATTAGAGTTGTTGGACACATAAGTGTTGGAACTGGTTGGTCTATTCAAGCACTTACTTGTACTAATTGTCCATCTTAATAAATAAAATTAAAATATCATGAGTGAATGTAATAACTGTGAGGGAGAATCTCAAAATAAAAATTTAAAAGGACCAAGAGGTCGTAGAGGTGAAGTTGGTCCACAAGGACCTGTTGGTCCAGCAAGTGGTTCTGTAATAGGACCGCAAGGACCACAAGGTAATCCTGGTAATAATGGTCTTAATGGTGCTCCTGGATTATCTGCATATCAAGTTTGGCTTATGTTACCTGGTAATGCTGGTAAAACAGAAGCACAATTTATTACAGCTATAACAGGAGCAGCAGGTACTCCTCCTACTTTTGTTGTAGGAACCGTAACTGCTGGTCCAACTCCAGGTGTAACTGCTGTAACTGTAGGAACAGTATGTACTTTAAATTTTGTTTTAGCACAAGGACCAACTGGACCATCTGGTGGACCTGGACCATTAGGACCGCAAGGAGCTCCTGGACCAAATACATTAGTATATAAAAGATTAGCAAGTTCTTCAGCAGCTGGTGCTTGGAATGATGATACAGGAAATTATGATACTGCTACATTGATTAATATTTGTAAAACATCTTTGCTAGGTTATTCTGGAACTCCAGGTGCTGCTTTAAATGCGGATGATTGGAATCAAGGTATAATTGTAGATTCACTTATTCAAATTACATCAAGAGTTGATAGCACTAAATTTGGAATTTATAAAGTTGTATCAATAGTTGATAATTCAAGTTTTATGACTTACTCAGTTATTAAAATTGCAGCTAATGGTGTATCTTCTGTATTAAATGAAGAAGTAACAATTTCATATACAGTTCCTGGAGTTAATACAATTAATAACACAAGTCTTACAATTCCTGTAGGTGTTATTTGGCCTATTGGTACTCAAAATACTAAAGCCTTACCAAATGGTTTTTTATTATGTGATGGTTCACCATATGCAATTGCAACTTATCCAGATTTATTTGCTGAGATAGGAACAACTTATTCACAACCTGGTGATCCACTTACAGTTTTTAGAGTACCTGATTTAATTGATACAATACCTTATGGTTGTGCAGATGGGAATGTAGGAACACTTGTTGGTACTAATGTTTTAAGTGCGCCTGTAACAGGTTCGGCTACAGTTGCTTTAAGTGGTTCTGCTACAGTTAATATAGATGCATCAAATTTACCTCTACATACACACGGTGTATCCGGACTTTCTGTTGGTGGTGGTGGAGAACATACGCATCAAGTACAAGGTAGAGAATCTGGAACAGATGTAAGTGAAGTAAATGGAGGTGCTAATATTAATAGAGGAAATACAAGTGTACTAAACAACGGAATGATTAATCAAAATGATGGTTCACATACTCACTCTATTAGTGGAAGTATTGATAATGCTGGTACTGCAGGTACAACGCAAGCATCAGGTTCTATTTCTGGAACCGGTTCTGGTTCAATTTCTGGAACAGCAAATGGTGATAATAGACAAAAAGGATTATCTTTGCGTTTCATGATAAAATATTAATGATTGTCACAGAGAGGTTGGTTTATGTGGCTGACTAGAATTGGTCCTGGGAAAATCTAGGACCAATTTTTACTCTTTGTATTTGAACCCTCTAGCAATAGGGGGTTTCTTTTTGATTTTAAATTTGTATTTTTGACATTAAATTAGTATATTATATGGAGGTGGATTTAAACAAGTCGCGGATTACAGAGAAGAAATCTAAGGTTATTAACTACAAGGAAGTTAAGGACTTTAATAAACTTCATTCTGGATATAATTTGACTAAAGCAGATATTATAAAAATAATGAGAGCATTTAATACAAATATGTTGGAGGAAACAATGAATAACATTTATGGTGTTATACTTCCTGAAAACATTGGTGCTCTTTTTATAAACAATGCAGGAAAGTCTAAAACAAAATCTGTGGACTATGCTAAATCAAAACAAACTAAAACTCTTGTGTATCATAAGAATTGGGAAACTGATAACAATGTCATGAGAATAGTTTACATTAATAGAACAAAAAGAACCTTAGTAAAAAATGCAGGGTTGTTTACATTCAATCCTTTACAACAATTCAAAAGAAAAGCAAGTGCTTATTTTAGAAAGAATTGGGCTAAATGTTTAACAGTCAATTATAATTCAACAGTTGACATAAAAATATAATCATGACTCCAATAAGCGAATCCATATCAAGAATAAGAAATACATTCAAAATTGTAACAGAGGATGCTTTCTTAACAGACAGATTTATCTATAGTTTGCTTCTAAAGAACTCAAAAGCTTTAATTAGAAGACAAGATGTAGAAAATAAATTAATGCAGTATGACTCATTATTTGAAACACTGCCTTTTGTTGAACTAATTGAGGTTGATAAAATAGAAGCTGATTGTGCTAGAATTAAAACTGGATGTAAAATCATGCGAACCAAAAACAAATTACCAAAAATTATGTCAGGTAGTTTAGGTCCTATATTTAGAACTGTAGCACCAATAGATGGTAGTGATGTATTTCAACAATGTCTTGCTGCAGTTTATGTTCCAATGACACTCTCTACTAATTTTAAATATAACAAGACTCATTATTACTGGTATAAAAATGGTTACTTATATTTTCCAGATATTAAATGGGAAGCAGTTTCAATTGAGGCAATGTTTGAAGAACCATTAGATGCTTTTTGTAATGAAAATAATACAGATTGTACAAGATACCAAGATAGAGATTTGACTTTACCTGATTATTTATTTACAGAAATGGAACAGTTGGTTCAACAAGAACTAATGACACTTGCTAAAATACCAGCCGACACTGGAGATAATTCACAAAACATACTAAGATAAGATGCCAAATACATTTCTTAATTACAGAACTTATGATCAGTTATTGGCTGAGATCCAATCTGATTTTAAAAAGTATTACTTAGAAGATTTTATTAATCCTCAAGAGTTTATTAAAGTTGCTAAAAGATGTAACTATGAATTAGGATTGAAAATTTTCAAGACTAAAGAAGTTGTATTGGATATTGAAAAAGGAAGAGCAAAGCTTCCTAATAATTTTAATGTTTTAAATTTTACATTTCTGCTTTCACATCATTGTTCAGTTGAACCACTTATTGCTGGAACACATGTAGAAAATATTCCACTTGGTCCAGTTTATAATCCAAGAACTTGGAACGATGCATTAAGTTGTACTCCACCTGCTGTTACTCCTACTCCAACAATTCATACATGTGGTGATTGTGGGACTAAGATTGATGCTTGTTCTTGTAAACCAATTGGAGATGTTCAATTAAACTGTAATGGTGAATTTTCAGTATTAGTTCAACGCTTTAAATTTCATACAAAAAAATGGTCAACACTTCATGCTTTGAGAATGATTAATAGTCCAGATGTAGTTGATTATGATTGTCCAAATAAAACCTGGCAAGCAGTTAACACGGCTTACATTAAAAATGGTTTTATTTATACTTCATTTCAAACTGGAAAATTATATATTAACTACCAAGGGATGATGGAAGATGAAGATGGAAATCTTTTAGTTCCTGACCATGACATGTTAAATGAGTTTTATGAGTATGCAATTAAACAACGCATACTTGAAAATATGATAATGAATGGTGAAAATGTAAATCAAAGTCAAATTCAAATCATTGAACAAAGATTAAGAGCTGCTAGAAATAATGCTTATAGTCTTGTTAATACTCCTAACTTTAGTGAGTTAAGACGAATATGGGAGGTTAATAGAAAAGCTCAGTATCATAATTTTTACAACATGTTTAAATCATATTAATTATGGCTAAGAAAAAAAGTGCAAATAATTCTATAAAGTCACAAAGCACATTTGATCAATCACTTGTTACAGATACAAGTGATTTTCATTTACCAGAAAGTTCTTGGACTTATGCAAGAAATGCAATTAATAATACTAGAAAAGGAGATATAGGAAAATTAAGTACAGAACCTGCAAATCATTTATGTACTTATGCTCCATATAATATTATTGGAGCAATTCATATTGAAGCAGACAGATGGTTAATTTTTTCTACAAATAATTTTGATTCAGAGATTGGTATCTTTAAAGAAGATAATTGCTCTTACATCAAAGTTGTCAATGATAAATGTTTAAATTTTCATTCTGATTTTTTAATTAAAGGTATTACTAGACCAACATTTGATTGTTCTTTTAATGCATACTGGGATGATGGTAGAAATGTATCAAGAGTATTAGATATTAATGCTGTTCCGTGGAAACAAACTTGTACTACAACAGATGGTTGTACTACATGTGTAAATACAACTGAACTTGATTGTGATAAATTAAGATTAGAATCTTTTATAAAAACTCCTTGTATAAAACTTACTAGAGGAAATAGTGTAGGTAGTTTATTAAATGGTTCTTATCAAGTACAAATTGCTTATTTAGTAGACCAACAAAGAGTTACTGATTATTTTATACCATCTAATCCTTTAGCATTATTTGATCATACAAATGTAAATAGTTCAATTGATATTAATATTTCAAACTTAGATACAAATTTTGAAGAGTATGAACTTATTTTAATTTCTACTATAAGTGAAAAAACTGTACCTAGAAAAATGGGAGTGTATAGTACAAGGCAAACTTTTATTTCACTTGATTATATTGATTTAACATTACCTGAAATAAATTTATCTGATCTACCAGTTATAACTCCTGTACCAGATAAGTCTGATGCTATTTTTACTGTTGGTGATTATGCATTAAGAGTTGGTCCAACTAACAAGTTTGATTTTAACTATCAACCTTTAGCAAATCAAATTGAAACTTTTTGGCAGTCTGTAGAATATAAAAATGAATACTATAAAAATGGTGGAACCAACATTGGTTACATGCGTGATGAAGTATATGCATTTTTTATTAGATGGGTTTATAATACTGGAGATAAATCTGCAAGTTATCATATACCAGGAAAAGCTGCTGGTGATTTTTATTTAACTGATGATTCAGGAGCTAATGCAGGTATTATTAATGAGAATGCAATCTGCCCTTCTACAGTTAATGCAATTGAAACTCCTAGTTACACACCAAGAGTTTTTGAAGTTTATAATACAGCTAATATTACCTCTTATCCTAATACAGTTTTACCAGATGGCGGAGTTGTTTTAGCTGAAGGTAAAATGGGTTACTGGGAGTCTATAGAATTATATGATGACAATAATCCAATTGTATGGAATACTAATGATCCAAGTCATCCTGAATGGAATTTATGTGGTAAACCAATCAGACATCATAAATTTCCTGATAACGTAATTGTTTCAGGAGGTACAACTAATTCTGTTACTAATCATTATAAAGATGGTGGTGATAAAATTAGAATCATGGGTGTTAGGTTTGATAATATTAAACCTCCAGTTGATAATGCAGGTAAGCCAATTCCAAATGTTGTTGGTTATGAAATACTAAGAGGAAATAGAACAGGAACTAAAAGTGTATTATACAAAGGTATAATCAATAATATGTTTCAATATACTGCTCCAAGTTTGGTAACAAGCAGAACTGCATTGTATCCTAATTATCCTTTTAATGATTTAAGACCAGATCCATTTATTTCAATGAATTCTGTGGCTACAAGTTATGAACCTGCTTATGGTGGATTAATTAATTATACACCCAATAGTCAATACAGCAAAAAAGATTTTACATTTCATTCTCCAGACTGCATGTTTGCAAGACCATTTTTAGTAGATGATGAAGTAAAAATTTATGGAGCTGCTTGGGGAGATAGTACTGGTTATTATGTAAAACCAAAAGAACATCCTAAACAAAAATTTATAACCGATGTAAGTTTTATAGTAGGTATTGTTGTAGGTTTTGGTCACGCTATTACAAAAATATTAGGTGCACGTGATGTAAAATATAACAGTTACCAATCAAAAAGTGAAGCTCCATTTGGAGGTGTAACTGTAGGTCTTGGAAATATTGGAGGTTCTGCAGCAAATGCTGGTTTATACGCAGCTCAACTTGGTCTTAATTCAACAACAGGATTGCAAGGTTTATTAGATGCATTCATTGGACAAAATATGGGATTTGGTTCATCAATTTTTAATACAAATCAAACAAATATAGCTGCATCAAATGCGTTAGCTGGAATACCAGGAACCGGTATTATTGGTGGAACAATTGAAATGACATTTAAAGATCAAGATAGTTCTCCTGGTATTATTAGAGCAGCATTGCTTGCATTTGGAAATCCAATGTTTATAAGTTATATGGCTGAAGGTGCTGACACTACATATAATTTAATTAAATCATTAGGTTCATGGAGAGAATTTGTTTTACAATATCAATCTTTATGTAAGTATGAAAACTTTGCAGCTCCTTATGCAAATAATAGAAGACGTAGGGTTAATGATGCAAGATATTTAAATCCAGGTATTCAAGATTATCAAACAACTAAAGTTGTAAATAATATTTACAGAAATGAAACAGTAATGTTTGATACTGATGTAAATATAGAAGATATAACTGGTGCAATAGTTGATGAATCAAGACCACCTCTTGCTTCTACATTACCAAAAAATAAAGAGTTGGATACATACACAAGAAGGGCATCTTCTCATTATGTAGCTTTAAAAACAAAACTAAGAAATCAATATGGACAATTGCAATCTGTAAGACAGCTTATGGCTTCTACTTGCGTTAATCCAATTGCTTTATCAAATTCAGGAACTATCTTTGGTGGTGATATTTATATAGGTAAATATTCAGAAAAAAATACATTATTTTATTTTGATCAGTGGTTAAATGGAGAACCTGATGGAGCTGTATTAAATTATACTCAACATAAAATGTTTGATTTTACAGCATTTTGGATGGATACTGATCCATTTGATTTAATGGAATTTGTACAGAGTGTTCCTACAGCATTAAAAAATGCAGCGGAAGCAGGAGGAAGTGCAGTTGATACATTTTTTACATCTCTTGTTACTCCATCAGATAAACATTGTTTTGATAGAAGAACTGATAATGGAATAGGTGAAGGTAAATTTTTATTAAAGAATGCATTTATGTATTTATTTAATTCAGGTGTAAGAGATTTCTTTGTTGAGTCTGAATTTAATATTGACATGCGTGACTGGAATGATGAAGATGCTAAAAAGCATTATCCAATTATGTCTGATTTAAGAACCATGTTTAACTTCAATTTAATTAAAAATGATAATTTTTATAAAATAGATAGAAGTTTGTCTTGGTCATTTATGGCTAGTCAAAAAATACCTTGGGGTATTATGCAAGGTAGAGATTATGATCCATTATTATCAGCATCTTGTTACACAAAGTATCCAAGAAGAATGTTATATTCTCTTCCGCAAGTTGCTTCTACAACTAATCTTTCATTAGCTAAAAAAGATAACTGGAGGGTATTTTTGCCAAGTAATTATGTTGATTATGCAAGTAATGTAACATCTGTAAAATCAATAGATAAAACAGCAGCATTAATTTTATTTGAAAATCAATCTCCAGGAATGTTACCAGGTGTAGATGAAATGCAAACTAAATCAGGTGCAGCAGTTACAATTGGTGATGGTACTTTATTTGCTAGAAAGTTGCAACAGTTATCTAATTCTGAATTGTCATTTGAATATGGTTCATGTCAAAGTAGATTATCAGTTTTAAATACACCTGCTGGAGTATTCTGGATGAATTTAAATCAAGGTAAGATATTTTGTTACTCAGGTGGATTAAAAGAAATTTCTTTGAAAGGAAATAAGTTCTGGTTAAATATTTACTTACCATATAAGTTACTTGAAGATGTACCTACTTTTTCTGTGTTGGATAATCCAGTTGCAGGAATAGGATGCCAAACTGTTTATGATAATGAGTATGGATTGGTTTATTTCTGTAAAAAAGATTACAGGATTAAAAAAGATCTTCCTGTTACAGTTGAATACATTGGAGGTTCTAAATTTTTAATTAATGACATTTTAGTTACTAATGTAGGTGATCCACTTTATTTTGATAATTGTTCTTGGACATTAAGTTATGATCCAAAAATTGAACAGTTTGTTTCATTTCATGACTGGCATCCAGATTTAGCTTTAGGTGCTAAGAATACATTTCTTACAACTAAGGATAATAGTATTTGGAAACATAATGAAATATGTAGTAACTACTGTAACTACTATGGTAAGTCATATCCTTTTGAAATTGAGTTTCAATTAGATAATAAACTTGCAGTAGCAACAATGAGGAATGTTGAATTTTACATTGAAAGTTATGTTTATGATACAGCAAACTGTTATGATAGATTTCATGTTTTAGATCATGGTTTTGATGAAGCTGTTGTATATAACTCTGAACAAGTTTCAGGATTATTAAAATTACATATAGCACCTAAAAATGATTTACCTTTGATGTTATCTTTCCCAAGTATTAAAACTAATTACATTGATATTCTTTTTTCTAAAGAAGAGCAACAATATAGATTTAATCAGTTCTGGGATGTAACAAAAGATAGAGGTGAATATAGTAATGCTGAAGAACTTATATGGAATACGGAAGACAATGGTTATATTCGCAATTTAAATGCTGCAAATTTGAACTATAACAAGCAAGAGTTTCAAAGAAAAAAATTCAGACACTTCAATAACAGAGTGATTTTAAAAAGAACTGTAAATTCAAATGTTGAAATTTTAGTGAGTTTAGCTGCAAGTAATCAGCAATTATCTCACAGGTAAACATTTAATAGTTAAGATAAATAAATTATTTTTAGTATATTACTTTATAACATAGTATAAAATGGAAAATCCACAAGCTCAAATGCCACAAGGCCAACCAGGTCAGGCTCCAGAACAAATGCAACAAGGACAACCTCAACAAGGTGGTCAAGATCAACAAATGCAACAAGTTATGCAATTTGTTCAACAAGCATTACAACAAGGTGCTCAACCTGCGGATGTAGCTGCTCAACTATTACAAAGTCAAGTTCCACCAGAACTTATTATGCAAGTATTTGTTCAAATGGGTATGCCTCAAGAGGAAGCTCAAAGAAATATTGAACAAGCTATGCAAAGTGGTGGACAACAACCACAAGGTCCGGGTGAAGAAGGAATGGAAGGTCAAGCATCTAATTCGCAAGAAGAACAAATGGAAAGTTCTGAAGAAAATGAAGAAGAAGATGATGATGAAGAAAGGGCTCAACCTCAAATGGGATTTGGTGGTATCTTTAGTAATAACAGAAGAATTAAAAACAAAAAAAATACAGTTGTTAATAATTATTATGGTTACAATCCTTATGGTGGTGGTAATGGTTATCCTCAATCTAGACCAGATAACGCTTATACAAATACAACACAAGGACAAGTTGATTTTCCATCATTGCAACCTGAATTTAATTCTAATGAACCTCCTGTTCCTTATGATCCGGCTGCTGAATTAAAAGAATACCAAAGAGGTATGGATGCAAATCAATCTGATGATTGGAATTTTGTTAGAAATGCACCATCTTCATCAAATGGAGTTTATGATGGATTTCCAAGATTTTCTGATGGTCAATTTGGTCCTAATGGTTATATGCCTCCTTATGGGTATAAAAATGGTGGAGCAATAAATTATTATGCTAACGGTGGTTCTGTTATAGATCAACTTAACGAAATGATTAAAAGCAATGTTGATCCAAGAGAAATAATGAAACAAGTTCAGGCTGCTGCTCAACAAGGAGCAATAACTCCTGAAGAAGCTACAGCTATGATGGAATCATTGCAAAATATGAATACCGCTCAAGATCCACAAGCTAATGATTTAACTATGACTGAAGGTTCAAAAGATCCTCAATTGTATGATGAAAGTATGGCTGCTCCAGATCAATCAATGGGAATTGCGGCACTTGGTGGTAAAATTAAAAGAAATTTAATAAGAGCGTATGGTGGTCCAGCGGTTGCTCCTGGTGCAGATTCTAAAAACTATGCTAAAGACAGAGCAACAATGTTTGTTAATTCTGTAAAAGGAGATATGTTTAAGGCATCTCTTGATGACGCATTTCCAAGTTTATCAGGTAAGTCTATGGCTTATGGAGGTCTTGTTAAAGCTGAAAAAGGTATAAACTTAAAAGAAGGTAAAGTAGATATTGATCCAAGTAAATATAATTCAGAAGAAGAATTTTTAGCAGATTTATGGAAATGGAATAGTAATCCAGAAAATGCTAAAAATTTAATTACGCCTGAACAAATTAAAGATAAGAAATGGGTAGCACCAAAAAACACAAGTTCATTTCAAAGACCTCAAACTTACTTTGATTATCAACCAAAAATGGGTTGGAATAGAGCTAGTATGACTCCTGAAGAAAGAGCTTATGAACAAGAGTGGATTACTAACCATGGTTCTAGAATGCCTAATTACGGTTATGGTCAACAAAATCCATTTGCAGTAAACCCTGTAGGATACGCTAATCCATTAGCAACAGGTCCTTATGCACAATTATATGCAGGAGCATCTCCATTTGCAAGAACTCTTGCAGGTATAGGATTAGGACAAAATTATTCTGATCCAAGAATTACTGGTAGTAATCTACCAGGTGGAATGGATGCAATGCAATTTCTTGGAGCTATAGGAGGAGTTGATAAGTTAGCATCTGGTATGACTGGAAAAGTTGGTGATCAAACTTGGAGAATTAATTCTGCTGAAAAATTTAAAGAAGGTAGTATTTGGAAAGGTAATAGAAGAAAAGGTGTAAGATATAATGTTGATTGGGGTAATGCTGCTGCTATGAATCCTGCTACTGCTGCGCCTGGATATAATCCAACTGCAGCTGGTCCAGGTTTATCTGGTTACAATGCTGATGCAAATGGAAATGGTATTCCAGATTATTTAGAACTTTCAAGTTCACCTGCGGCATCTGTTAATAATGTTGTATCACCTGTTATTAATTCTACAACTAGCCCTGTTACAACAACTGCTAATACACCAGGTTCTTCGTTAAGTGTTGCTCAAGGAAAAGCTGGGTTTTTAAATCCAACTGGTAATTTTTCAGAAGAAGAATTAAGAATTCAAGATGAAATAAATAAACAAGTTGAAGAAAAAAATAAGGCTTTTGATAATTATCCAACAGATGAGAATTTGCCAAGTATGAAACCTCAGTCAAAAAGTTTATCTTATGGTGGAAGCATTGATCCTCAAGCATTACAAAATGCTATTCATTTAATTAACCGTGCATTTGGTGGTATGATACCTCAAGCTGCAAATGGATTAGAAGTTGGTGAAGATATGAAACCTGTTGGTTTTTCTACAGATCCAAATAGTATGGTATGGAAAGATCCAAATAAAACTATGCCATCACTTGATAATCCAAATCCGCAGAATCAAAATCAAGGTCAGGTTGAAGCATCTAATGCTAATAAATTTAAATTTAATAGTTTGTTTGGTGATCAAATGATGACATCAATGAATAAACTTACTAATTTTGCAAACAAGGTTAATAACTATAATCCAGAAAGAGAAGCTGCTGCTAATTCTGCATTGTTTAGACCAAGAGAAGAGTTTCAAACTATGTCACAAGGTTTATATGGACAACAAGGAGATAAGCTTGCAGATCAAATAGGTAATCAAGTATTAAATCCTACAGGTATTGCTTATAATAATCAAAGTATTAACTATGGTGCATTTGGTGGTAGAATATATGAACTTGGTGGTGATTTTGATATAGACGATGATACAAGAAGACAATTAGAAGCTGCTGGATTTAAACTTACAAGAATATAATTATGGCTAAGTATAAAATAACTGGAGTACCAAATCAATCTGTTCCTGATGTAAATGTAAATCATACTTTAGGTCCAGTTGATAGAGATGTAGCTAATGTTGAAGCTGAGAAAGGTGAAACAGTAGTTACTAATATGAGTAGAGGTCTTGATAACATCTATGAAATGTATGAGATTGGTGGGAAGAAACATACAGAGGGGGGAACTCCTCTGAATCTTCCAACTGATGGTGACAAGGAAACTGATGGGACTTCTTTTATATTTAGTGACAACAAGAAGATGGTTGTAAAAGATCCTGCAATCTTGGAATACTTTGGGGTGGATCCCAAAAAGCCTAAGACTTATGCGGATATTTCTAAAACTTGGTTGGATGCTGTCAATAAATCTAAACAAATCATCAAGGATAATGTTTCTGATAAGATTAGTAAAAAATCTGCTGAGATGTCTATGGACAACGCGGCATTTAAAATTGCGGCCTTAAAGCTGAAACAAGAAGCTCATAAAGGAATGAAAGACGGAGTGCCTAATGGTATGACTCCATTCTTTGATAAATTGCAATTAGATCCATCTGAGATGTTTGCAATGAATCAAGATGACGCTGACAAAACTGATGAAGCAGTTAAGTCTGCTTTTGGTGGTAAAGTTAAAAAAGCTGATGGTGGACCGTTGGTTAATCCGTGGTTATATACTTATAATCAAGGTGATGATGCACAAATAATCGGTGGAGGTGTTAATGTTGAACATAAATCAGGATTACACGGTGGTGCTAATTTAGAATTACCATTTAATAATAGAAATGCTCAACGTAGTTCTTCACAAAATATTGGTTTTGGAAAAAGTTTTGAAACTAAAAATGGTGCTAAATTTAGAGGAGATGCTACAGTAAATAATTACATGAATCCTGAAGATGGTATGTTAAATCCTTCTGCTGCATTATCATTTAACTATGAGCAACCAATTGGAGAAAATACTACTTTTGATTTAGGTATACAAAATAATATGTATCCTGGTAGTCCATTTAATCCTACAGCTCAAGCATCATTAAAATATAACTTTAGTGAAGGTGGAGAATTAAATAAATTTGCTCTTGGTGATGAAGTTAGTAAAGAAACTACTGCGCCTAAAGAAAATCCTTTGACTTGGGGTAGTGCAGATCCTAAATCTGTAAAACAATACAATTATATTGTTAATGTTTTAGCTAAAAATCCTAATTTCAAAAAAGCATTATTTGAGGAATACAAAAAAGTAGCTGCTGATGAAGGAAATTTTGGTTCTGGATATAATAAAGCATTTAAAATTGATCCTAAAAATAAAGACCTTGTTGTTAGAAAAACTGAAGACGAGGTATTTAATGATTATTTAGATTTCCAAAAAAGAAATTTAATGTTGAAATCTCATGGCTATGAGGTTTCTAAAACAAATCAACCTGCTACAAGTAGAAAATCTGTATCAAATAAAGATATTACAGAATGGTCAGCTAAACATGGAGTTCCATTGCCAAATATGGATAATGCAGCTGCTCAACAGTTATCTTTTATTGCATTTACTGAGTTAACAAAGAATAAAGATAAATATGATACTGAGTTAAAAGATGTAATGAAACCATTTGGTATTAACCCTTATGGTAAAAAAGATGAAAGAATTGCAGGTTCTAAAGAAGACACGGATATTTCACCTGCTGATGGTGCATATACAAATACTACTGCTGGAGAAATTAGTTGGTTTACTGAACCTACACCGGAAGATGAGAAAAAAATTGAAGCTGTTCAATCAAAGTATACTCCTAAAGCTCCAAACTATTCACATCTTAATCCTGTTACACCACTACAAAATCCTTATGGATTTAGAAGAGAAGACATAAACTCTTTACGAAGAGCTGTGCAATCAAGATGGGAGATTCCAGAATTACACCCTTATGCTAAGTCTGCTCAATTTGTAACACCAGATAGAGCATATTATTCACCAGAAAGAGCAATTGCTGCTAGAAATGAGCAATTAAACATTATGATGAATTCTCAAAATGCTTTTGGTAATGCTCAAGCGGCTGGTGCTACAGCTATGGCTTTAAGTGGTCAAGCTTATAGTGATGTTGCAAATACTATTAGTGATTATGCAGATAAAAATGTAGGTATTTTTAATGCAGGCGAACAATATAATACTCAACTTGCAAATCAAAGAAATCAAATGGATGCGCAATTAGCTACAAGTATTTGGGATAAAGAAAATATTTTAAAACAAAGCCTTGCAAATTCTATTAGTGCAGCTAAAGATAAAATTACACAGTTATCTAATCAGGCATATACTAATGCTTCAAACATTTACAATCTTAATACAATGACAGAAAACTTTAAGAAAGATCCTTTCACTGGATTAATTACTAAAGTTAATGACAAACCAATGACTCCTACAACTGACAATACAAAAGCTATTGGTGAAGAGTTTAATGAATTTGCTAAACAAGTTCCTACATTAACTCCAGAGTTACAATTTCAATTGTTTAAAGCTCACAAATCAGGTAAGTGGACAATTGAAAAAGATGACAATGTTACAAGACCAGATGAATTAAAAGATCCATATACTTAGCAATAACTAATTTTTGTTTAGCATATAATTAATATATTTACAATAAAAAAACAATGGCAACATATATACAAGGTCAAACGGATTATATTTCACAGATTCAGCCCACTGAACCTAATTTAGCTTTTGATGCTCAAGTTTTACAAACTAAGCAAACTAAGTATGATGCTAATCATAAGAAAGTAAGTGATCTATATGGTTCATTGCTTAATTCTGCAATGACAAGAACTGATAATATCCAGGCAAGAGATGAATTTTTTAAAATCATTAATGATGATATTAGAAAAATGGGAGGTTTGGATTTTTCATTAGATCAAAATGTACAAGCAGCATCTTCTGTATTCCAATCTATTTATACTAACAATAATATTGTTAAAGACATGGTTTGGACTAAAAACTTTGATGCTGAAGTAAATAGATCTGAAGCGTTTAAATCTTGTATTGATCCAGAAAAATGTGGTGGTCAATGGTGGGAAGAAGGTGATAGATATTTACAATATAAAAGAGAAGAATTTAAAAATGCTTCTGCAGGTGATGCATTAAATATGGCTGATCCTAAATATGTTCCATACACAAATGTAATGGACCTTGCTATAAAAAAAGCAAAAGAAGCAGGTTTAAATATTACTAAAGATTCATTTAGTCCTGATGGTCAATATATTATTACTACAAAAAATGGTGAACAATTACAATCTCCATTAACTGCTTTGTTTAATGAAACTATTGGTAAAGATCCAAAGGTTCAGGATATGTATAGAGTAAAATCATATACACAAAGAAAAGATTGGATTTCAAATAAAGTTGGTCTTGGTGAATACAAAGATGAAAATGAAGCAGCTGTTGGGTACTTTAGAGAAAGAAATGAAGCTGTTCAGAAAACTTTAGATAAACAAGCTGTTGCTCTTAATGTTGATTTAGGTTCATTGTCTGAAAAGTATGAACAATTACAAACTCGATATAAAGCTGGTAAGTTTAAACAAGGAAGTGATGAATATGCACAAATGATGAACATTCCGCAATTAATGCAAAATGCAGCTGATGCAAAACAATATACAGATTTAATGATCAAAGCAAATCAAAATTCAAATAATCCAAGAGGATTAAGTATTATTGGAGATTATGCTGATGATCAAAATGCTGCAGATTTTTACAATGCTGATATTAATAAAGCTGCAGAAACTCTTGCTTATAAAGATTCTGAAACTAAATTTAATGCTGATGAGTTTGCATTAAAACAAAAGGCTTATGAGTATGATGTTTCTCTTGAAGGAATTAAACAGGCAAACAAAATGGCTTTAGAAAATTGGAAACTTGATAAAGGTATCTATAATGATAAGATTAATGGTTCATCTACTGATCAAAACGCAACACCTACTAAAGTTCAAGCTTATACAACTGCAACAAATAAAGCGGAAGAGTTTGGTAAAAATTTAGAAGAATCTGCTTTTAATCTTTATAAAAAAGAACATCCTGAAAGCAAAGCTGTTTTATCTAATTGGTCAAGAAACTCAACAGATAAAGATGCTGCAGCAGCTTATGATAAAGCAATTGCTTCAGCAAAAGTTGAATATATTAAACTTAAAACAGATGCTAATGCTAAAGCACTTGCTATAGGTGAACCAATTAAATATACAGATGTTATTTCTGCAGTTAATATAAGTAAATCAGGATTATCTGAACAAGACTTTACGGCTTATTATACAAGAATTCTTGAAAAGGCTATAAAACCAATTTCCGAAGGAGGTATGGGCTTAGATAAATATACTGTAGATAAATATGTAAATGGTTCTACTGGTACTACAGATGATCCTATCTATTATCAATTAGAAAAACTTAGTCAGGATAGAGCTGCATATAGAGCAAAACTTGAAGCAGATAAAAAGAAAAAATAAGCAAATAAATAAACTTTTTAATTATGGGATTAGATGTAAATAAATTAATGAAAAAAGCAGCAGATGATCTTGCTCAAAAAAAACCAGAGTTATTTGATAACAAAAAAGATGTTGCTGCAAGTCAATCTAATTTATCTGTTAAAAATGATACTATACAAGACAAAGCTAAAACAGATGCATATATAAAAAATTCTGTATGGAATACTAAGTATCAGCCGGTTATTGATAAAGCTGGTTTTGATGGTGCTATTAATTATAGTAATTCATTACACATGATGAAAGCTGTGAATGGAAGATATGATAATATTTTAAATTCTAATGATGTTTCTGATGAAGCAAAACAAACCATTAAAACTTTAAAGAATTCTTCTATAGCTGCTATGGATGAAATGGTAAAGTTAACAACAGGTAAAGGTGATGTAAAATTATTTGAAAAATATAGAGGTAATGCTGACAAAGCAGAAGCTGTTTTAAAAGAACAACTTGGACCAAAAGCTGGAAAAAATTATGTTTATGATCCAGATAAAAAAATTATTACAGATAAGATTACTTTCAAAAAAAATCATCAAGGTGTAAATAAAGAAACTAGAGAAGAAGGTTATGATAGATACACTACTACAACTGGTGTTGGAAGTGGAGGTTCAAATCCAATGGCCGCTTATTTACAAATGAAAGATTATACAGAAAGATCAATGGCTCAAGTAAGATCACAAACAAATCCTTTGGTTTCAGCTTGGACTAATAATGCTATAAATTTATTAAATTCAGATGATAAAGCTGCTGGTAGAATTGATCCAGATAATAGAACAAAAACACTTGCTTATGCTAAAGATGTATTAACTTTTGCAAGTAAATATGGTACACAAACTGGAAAAAAAGGGTATGATGATGAAATTAAAGTCAAAGCTGCTAAACTTTTAAAAGGTTTAAATAATAAAGATTTAGATTTTGCTGAAACACTTGATTATCTGAAAAAAAATACCAATGGTAAAACTAATTTTATAACCGACATTGTTAAAGATTTAGGTTATTATGGTTCTAATTATCTTTATAAAAGACATAAAGCAACTTTTAATAATGATAAATATTATCAAGGTGCTGAAAAATATTGGGGTAAAACTGATCTAATTGATCAAGAAATTACAAATCATGAAACCTATGTAAAAAATACTAAAGAAGATAAAAAACAAGCTAAAATAGAAGCTAGGATTGAGTATGGAGAAATTGTTGAAGAACCAACTGATTATACTCCAATGGTATCTGAAACAGGTGATTTTTTATATAATCTTTTTGATAAAGTAGGACTTGTTAGCAAAGCTGATGATAAAAAACGCGCTCAATATGTGTCTAGTGTAAAAAAAGATACATTTAATGCTGCTATTTCTGATGATGGAGAAATTAGAAGTTATGAGCAATTTATTAAAAACTTAGGTCCTGAATATAAAATTCAATCTGGTTTAGCTGGAGATAGAAAAATTCAAACTAAACAAGATTATAGAGATGTTGTTTATAATGCAACTAAAGGTTTTTGGGATCCAAAAACAAATACTTTGTTTTATGAGGATGATGATTTTAATAAAGTTATGCGTAAAAACTATAATGAAATTGTTAAGACCTATAAAAGAAGGTTCAGCAAATTAAATGATCCTAAAAAAAGAGAAACTGACATGGGTTCAGGAGATACTGCAGATTTAGTTTTATCTCATGAATATGTAAACATGGAGTTAGATAAAAATAATAATATGATTCATTCTGGAGATTATAAAGGTTCTAATGTTAATACAATTTTTAATATGATGAAAACTTCTGAAAATGGTATTAATAAACAAGATGTAACATTGATTCCACATAATAAAATTATTATGTGGTCAAAAGCTTCAAAAGAAAAACTTAATGAGCTAAAAGCTTCTAATGAAGAAACTTTTAATAATTTTTTTAAAGATAAGGATTTAAGTGAAATGAAAATGGTTTTTGATAGACACTCAAGTATTCCATATCATGCAACTTATACTTTTATAAATCAAAAAACTGGTAAAAAATTAGCTATGGTTGCACCAGCTAATTACATTGAAAAAAATAATGAAACCTTTTGGAAAAATACTACAATGACAGTTCCAGAAGCTAGATTTTTAAAAGCAGGTTCTGTATCTTTACCAGACAAAGATGGTTACTATAAAAATGCAGCTATTATTCAAAAAGATGGAATTAAAGTAGCTGTGTATAAATACTTAGATACAGATGGTGTTACTAAACAAGAAGAAATTCCAATTGGTGATGTACAAATTGAGGTAGCGCAGCAACAGTTTAAAGAGTATTTTGATAGACTGATAGCTATAGAAAAAGTTTACAACAAAAAATAATTATTAGAAAATGGAAAATAAAGATGTAAAACCAACTCGTTCTGAATTAATGAAAATGGCAGTGTCAGATGTCAACATTAAAAATCAAAAGAAATTAGAGGATCCATTTAATGCAGGTAGTAAAATTATTTCTGCAAAACAATTAGATGTTGATAGATTTGGTACTTATAATTCTCAAACTTATGGGAAGTTAGGCTTTGATCCATTTAGAGATAATAATAAATTTTATAATGAAAATACACACTGGTCTGAAGATATTGGTAGAGCAACTAGAGGTATGTTTAAACTTGCAAAAGTAGGTTTTCAAGATACTTTTGGATTTGGTGTTACAGCTGATAAAGACAATTATAAAAACTTTGAAGATGTAATGAAAAATTACTCTTCAACGCGAGGAGGTTATACTCAATTTTGGGCTAATACAGAATTATCTTCAGGTTACACTGTTGGTATACTTGGTGCTATTGCACTTGAAGAAGTAGGTTTAGCATTAACTACAGGAGGTCTTGGTAATATTGGTTCTTCAGGTTTAGTGGGAGCACAACTTGGAAAAGCTATGAGAAATTTAGATAAGCTTAGTAGAAGTTCAAAATACATTGATAGAATTGCAGAACTTGGTCATACAGATGAAGCAGCTAAATTTTTTAGTTATAAAGGAATTGGTCAAAATTTAGCAAAACTTGGAGAAAAATTAAACCCTATAGGCGAAACTGCAAACTTTATTAGACAAACTAAACTTGATGAATTTTCAGATTTAAATTCATTACAAAAACTTTCTATTGGTGCAGGTGCATTAGCTAAAGATGCTAGAAAGATTTACATGACTCACAGTGAATCTAAAATGGAAGCTGAAATGGCTAGGTCTGAATTTAAAGAAAATCAAATTCAAAAAGCCAGGCTTGCAAGTCCAGATGGAAAATTAACAGATGCAGATGCGTTAAGAATTGAAACAGATGCTTCTAATGTATATAACTCAACCTATATGGGTAACTTAGGTTTGATATATGCTACTAATGCTTTGACATTTGATAATATGTTTAAAAGCATGCGTTATAGCAATAAAATGTTTTCAATACCAGGTAAACTTACTACAACTTTAGGAAAGGATGGTCTTCTTGTTAAAGCTGTAAAAGGATTTACTGTAAAAGGTGCATTTAAAACTGGTAAAAAAGCAGTAGTTGATTTTTCACTTAAAGAGTCATCTAAAAATGCTTTAGGTTATATTGTTAAAAATTATAAAGTAGCAGGAGCTAAATTATTAGAAAAAGGTTTAGCAAATTCTGTAGAAGGTATTCAAGAATTAGGTCAAGATGTAATTTCTAATTCGGTACAATCATTTTATGGTAGAAACCATACAGGTAAACAAGTTAGAGGAGGCTTTTTAGAAAAAATGTATCAAGCTGCATCAGATTTTTCATTGCAAGATGTAGGTGAAGGTGTATTAAATATGGCCACAAAAGTAGATGAAAATGGTAATCGTGTACTAAATCAAGAAGGTTTATCAACATTTGGTTCTGGATTTTTTATGGGTTCAATTGCTTCTCCATTTGGACTTGCTATTGGAGGATTACAAAATCAAATAGTTGGTGGAGGAATAAAATCTAAATACCAATATCTTACTAACAGGGCTGAATATGTTAAAAACCAAAAAACTAAATACAAAGAAGCTGCAGCTAAAGCAAAAATTCTTACTAAAATTTTTAATGACAATTTAGGTGCGTATCTTGATCATACATCTAATCCTTTAGTTACTCAAACTGAATTACAAGAAGAAATTTTAGATGCTGCTGAAAAAGGAGATAAGAAAAAATTTGAAGATAAAAAGAATGATTCTTTCCAACAAGGTGTAAAAACAATGTTGAGAAATAACAGTGAAGGTATGTTTACTGATTTTCTTGATGACATGGCTAGTAACTATACTCCAGAGCAATTAAATCAAGCAATGGGTAGAACAGATATTACTTCTGAAAATGTTGCTTCTTACAAAGCTAAATTGCAAGCTAAATCCGCAACTATTAAAGAACTTAGAAAAGTTTATGATAGAGTTAATAATGAAGTTATTAATCCTGTTAGACAAAGTGATATTGATAGACTTGATGCATCTGATCCAGAACAAAGAAAAGAAAAATTAGATTTAATGATTTATAAAAAAGCTTGGGATAATCTTAAAGATGAGCTTTTATTTAATCATGGTAAAATTGCAAATAAAGCTCAAAGAATGATTGAGCTTGAAAAACAATTAAAAAAAGAAACTGATTTGGCTCCAACTGAAATTCAGGCTTTAATTTCTAAAGAAAGTTTGTCAAAAGAAATTAAAATATTAGAAACTCAGGTTGAAGCAAATAAAAATTTAAACTTAAAAGGCAGAGATGCCAAAGATGCAAAAGTTGCTGAACAAAAGTTTGAAGCTTTAAAGAAATATCAAACAGCTTTAGCTGCTATTGAAAAAGCAGAAAGTGCAAGTAAAACAAATATAAATGATATTGATGCAGCTTATTCAGATTTATTTGAAGCGTATCATGAATTTAGAACTATTGATGAGGAGTATGGTAATTTTTATGGTACAATGGAACCAGAAGAAGTTAAACGTGCTATTAGTAGAAAATCATTTGATGCAATAGTTGATTATTTAGATTTAAAAGCAGAATCTCAAGCATTACAGAGTGTTGTAAATACTTTAGTTGATACAAGATCAGCAAGTATGTGGGTTGAAAGAAATGCTGAAATGATGGCAAATCTTGATAAAAATAAAGAAACACATATTGCAAATCAATTAAAAGCTTTTCATCAACAAGCATCATCAAGTGAGATGCTTACAGAATTACAAGAGGCTGGATTATTTTTTGATTTAAATGAAATAGATGATTTAGTTGAAAAAGGTATTATGCCTTCTCAGATTTATAACATTGAAACAAATAAACCTGCTTCTAAAGAAGAGTACCAAAAAGCTCAAGATTTAATTTCTTCATTTTACAAAAACCTTACAGGTAAATCAATTACTCAAAACAAAGCAGTTCAATCTAAAACAAGTTTAAGATATGAATCTGACAAAAGAATGGTTGAAGACTTGATGACTCAATATGGAATTGAGTTAGACAAGGAGATGGATTTATCTGATCCGGCTCAATTAACCAAACTGATTAAAAAACTTAAAGCTAGTAAGTATTTAACATACATTGATAAAGAGATACTTGATGTTGTTTCAGATTCTACACCAAAAATTAAATTTACTACTTCTGGAGAGTTTCCAATAGAGATAAGTGAAGATGGTGTAATTACAATTGATTTAAGATATGCAGGACATGACTACAAAAATGCTTCTGTAAATTTTGAAACACTTATTTTATCTGCTTTAACACAGGCTAAATTAACTGACAATTTAGAAAATAACAAAGCTTTAAAAACAGAGGTTGATGTTTTGATGAACCAGGCAAAAGAAGCTTTTGCTAAAAAGTATCCAAACACTGATGTAGAAAAAATTTCTATGTTAAACAACACAGCTGAATTTTTATCTGAGTCTTTAAATAATGCATCATTTCAAAAATTCTTAGGAGGTATAAATGATACTGTTTCCGGTACTAAAAAATCTTTATGGACATCTTTGATGGCTAAGATTATGAAAGCATTTGGACAAACATTTGATAAATCTGTATTACAAAGAGCTGTTAGTTTAGCTAACATGGCTTTAGATGAAAATGTAGTAGATTCTATTGATGAAAAGAATGATGCTACAGAAACTACCGAAACAGAAGAAGAACCTGAACCGGTTAGTTCTGTAGAAAAGCATGGCTATAAACTTATGGAAGTTGTTCCAGGTGTATGGCAAGTTACAGGTAAAGGTGAAGTAAAAGCATTTGATACTAAAGAAGAAGCTGAAGCTTACTTTAATGAGAAAGCCGTGCCTCCAACTAAAACTGTAAAACAAACAGTTAAAGAAAAAGTTACAAGAACTGTTACATTAGGTAACACTGACTTTATTAAGAATGCTTTTGAAAGACCTGATATTTTTGGTGAATTTTTACATCCTGAAGTAGTTTCTAAAAACAAACAACTAGTTGATGATTGGACTCAAAAAATTGTTGCTCTTGGTACTGAATTAGATGCCGCAGGTATAACTGATTGGAATTATGGAAATGTTCGTGTTGATATTGATGGTAGATTAGTAATTGATGTTACAGCTGAAGTAAATGGTAAGCAAGTTAAGTTTTTAATGTATAAATCTACTGGAACTGGTTCCACTGCTTTATCTCTTGGCGAATGGGTTCCATTAATTGCAATTGGTACACATCCTGATGGAAAAGAATGGTTTGTAAAAGCTTATCATGAAGGTCAAGATCCAAAGTTTAACAAGTACGGAAGTCAAACATTTGCTTCTATAGATCAAGATCTTAAAAACAAAGAGAAAGAATTATTCAAAGGTAAAAAATCAACTCAGGAAATTGAAGAAGAAGTTGAAAGAGAAATTGATGTAGAAGTACCAGCTGATACAGAAGAAACTCCAGAAGAAGTTAATCAAAGAATTCTTGATGAAGAAAATGAATTAAAGAATGAAATTAATTCAAGAAGAGAATTGCTTAAAAGAATTAATGAGCAAATCAGTTCTACATCTAAAATGAATCTTAGAAAGCGAATTAAACTTGGTAATCAAAAGAAAGATATTTTGCTTGAGATTAAATCTTTACAAGAGAAGTTAGATTTTACTTATGGTGCATCATCTGTTATTTCTCCTGCTGGTTCAACTGAAACGCCTGGTCAAGTTCCAGTGCAAAATGAACCGGAATATGATTTAAATGACAATGTAATTATTACTCAGAATACTCCATTTTTATTACTGCCTTATAAATTACAAGAAGATTTATTGGAACAACATAGAATGGATGTAGGTGCAACTGCTGTAGGTGCAATTAGATTTAAATACAAAGACTTAATTAAAGAGTTAGAGTCTTTGAACATGGCTATGAGTCAAGCTCAAGATGATGAGTTAGATGCATTAGATGAGAAATTTGGTGAGGTTTATGATAAACTTACAAGTCAGGTTGGTCCTAATGTAAACATTAATCTTAATGAACAAGGTAAGATAGAAGTTAGTACTGTTAAGAAGGACACAGACGCAACTGCTGATGAAATTGGTGCTATAGAATCTAAGATGGCTAATGATATTAGTTACATGAGAACTATTATTGAATACAATAAATCTCTTGAAAGTAATGAGCCAGATACTACAGTAGATACAACTTATCCTCAAGATACTCCTGTACTTACTACAGAGGAAGAACTAGAGAGAGCTAAACGTATCAAGCAAGAAGTTATTGATAAAGCAAAAGAAACAGTAAGAGCTAGACGTTTAGCAAGACAAAAATCTTTTGTTCCTATTACTGTAGATGAAAGAGAATCTGTAGTTGATTTGTTGAAAAAGACATTTAAAGATGACTTTGATATACTGACTAAATCTGAATTGGATTACTTGGTAGATAGCATGTTGAGTGATAGTAAATCTTTCCAATTTAAAATCCCTGATGCTATTGCTTTCTTGAATAAAAAGAAATTGGATTTAGAGGCGCGTTCACAGTTTGATTTTATAAATGAGCAATTCAGTGAAGAGTTATCTAAACTGCGTGCAGAAGAACGTGCAGAAGCTATCAAAGGTTATCAGAAAGATATATTTGAAGAAATGGTTGATAACCGTTTTGATTATAACTATGACTTTATTGAAAGTGGTGTAAAAAGCAAGAAAATTTTTAGTGTTACCTACAATGGTAAAACTCATAAATTTACTTTATCTCCTAAAGAGTTCAGAGCACTTGCTTTATACAATAATGATATTTTCAAAAAAGCAGACAGCAAAGAAAATTTGTTAATTCAAATTCATACTGTTTTAAGAAATGTAAAGTATTATGCTAACAGCTATAAAAAGGAATTAAAGTTTGAAGGTACTCCTCAAGAGGTTGAAGACCAACTTATTGAAATGTATTTCATGTTAGGTAAAAAAGGTGTATTGTTGCCGTCTGTAGTAAGAGCAATAAACTATGCGTTGTACAATGCTAAAGTGAAATTGACAATAGTTGAAAGCAATGCATTAACTGGTCAAGCATATAGCATTGAAGCAAGAGAAAGTGTTGCAAAAAAAGAACAACCTAAAACAAAGTTGGCTGTATCAAAAGAAATACTTTCAAATTTTGTTCATGAAAGTGGATCTATATCAAGTGAGTTATGGCAAGAAGCTTTAATTGCTGAATGGTTTTTTAACCCTGAACACAGACTTCATCCTGATTTTGTAACTAATGATATAGCCAGAGGTAAATCTGAAAAAATTGCTTATAAGAGTTTTTTATCAAATAAATCTGATGTTACCACTGCTTCTGAATTAGCTGATCAAGCTGGTCAAGATTTTCAAGATAGATTACAAAATGCTGATATATCTTTAGTAGAAGCCGTGTCAAGACTATTTGGTGAATACACTACTATTAGTGATATGGTAAACGGTATTGCTGAAAGAATTGCAGGTCAACAAGAAGATCTTGATGCAGATTTTAATCAACAATTAGAAGATGAAAAAAAGTATAAAGAATTTTTAGCTTCAGCTTTAGCCGAAGAAGAAAATGACAGACAAAAAGAATACATGAATTCTTTGGAATACAAAATTGAAACTGGTAATCTGGATACTGAAAATTTAGATTATAATTCTTTAACTGAATACCAAAAGTTTTTGTATGACAGAGCTGTAGAAGCAGGATGGTATCCTTCAAAAGAAAATCCATCTGAAAAGAAACCTGAACAAAAACCTATTGATTTATTTGAGGAGGGTTTAAATGAAATGGCTGCTAAACAAACTTCAATTGATAAAGAAGAAATAGCTGTTCGTACTGAGTTGAGGGAAATAAAAGATTCTTTTGATAAACAGAAAGCACTGTTGGCTAAAATTAGTGATATAAACAATGATGCTAACTTAAAGATGTTTATTGCAATTTACAAAATTATAAATGATGAGCCTGCATTAAATGTTTTTAATGAACAACAAAGAAATATTTTAAATGACAGATTAAGTAAAAGACTTAAACAAGGTGCATTTATTGGACAATCTGTTTCACTTAATGACAAAATATTCCAGATAGTTTCTTATGATGTAAACAATCAAACTGTGGAGATTGCTGACATTAAAACAGGTGAGATGGAAATCATCCCTTTTACAGATTTTGCAAATATCAAAGATGTTCATGAAGTAGGTCAAGAGATAACAAATTCAAAATTAAACACTGAAGTAAAAGACCAAGAAATAGAAATAATTAAAGATGCCTATAAGGATATTTTTAGTAATTTTACAGCTAATGTTTCTGAATATGAAACTATTGAAGATGCTGATTTAAAATCAAAAATAATTGAACAATTAACAAAATGTAAATGATATGAATATTTGTATTACTCCGGAGTCAATAAAGCTTTTTAGTGCTTATTTTAAAAAAGAAATTCCAAATCATTTTACAAATGAAATCTCTGCAAATGCCTTATTAAACAAACTGTTTGATAAGGCAATTTCTGATTTTAAGAACATGGGTTTAACCGAAGAGAGAACGCGTGAATTAATATTACAACATCTTTCTGTTGCACCTCAAATTATTAAAAAATACATTGGTGAAAATCCATCTGCTAATAACCCAAAATTATTAGACAGTGTAAATCTATTAAGTGGAATAATTTATGATGCTTCTCAATCAGATAACAAAAGTGATTTTCAAAATGCAATTAATAGTCTTGGACAAATTATTGGTAAATCAACTTTGGTTATTCCAGCTGCTCCAGTGGGTAATGATTTTAATGCAGTTTCTTTTGAACTACTTAAAACAGCTAATCAGGAAATGATTTATGAACCAGGTGTTGGCTATAGAAACAACATAACTGATCCTGAAAAACAATTTGAATTTGAAGTACAAAGAGCAATCATTGCTTCTGGTAATGCGGATAATTTACAATTAAAACTTGTACAACAAAGTGAGTTAAAAAATATTAATCAGATTAACAATACAAATAAGGATACTAATCCTGACACTTATGTTTTGGTTCCGGTTGACTCTTCAGGTAAAATTGTAAGATTTGTTGATGGAAAAGTTAATGAGGATGGCTCAACTCCTGTTTTTGTTCTTAGACAAACAATGAAAGAATTTGATTATCTGCTTAAAGAAAAAAGCGATATTTATATTTCTCAAGGAATGTCACCAGCACAAGCTTTTGCTAAAGCAAGACAAGAGATTCAAGGACATCTTGAGTTTATTGCTAATTTAAAAAAGGATCATGCAGCAGGCAAAACTGTAAACTTTTCTATTAGTCTTGCAAACAGTTTGATGGGATTAGTTGTAGAAAAATTGGATAGAAAAACAAGTATGCGTTCTATAACCAATATTGATGAAGTTCCAATTCATATTAAAAGAAAAGGTACACAAACTATAGCTGTAATGCATGTTCCTTTATCTGGTAGACAAGTTTTACCAAATGAAAAACCCATGTATGAAAATTCAATGATGGATGTTACGGATGAGGAGTTAGACATTCTTACAAAATTGATCACTGAACCTAAATTAAAAAAATCAGGAATAAAAAGAAAGACTGGTGAATCTTATATGTCTGATATGCGATTTGAAGAAAGACAAAATGCAGTTTACTTTTTTCATAGAAATGCAGAAGAATTTATTTTTTATCAGAAAAAAGAATTTGATAAGTTGACTAAAAAAACAAAACAGTCATATTTTATTAGAATTAAAAATGAAGTAATTGAAGCTACTGCAGAAAATGCTGAACAAATTAAACAGGCTTTAAAAACTTATTTTACAACAAGATCAAGTGAGTTATATGCATATTCTACTGATTTTACAAATGTTACTCCAAAAGAATCTTTTGAAAAGACTACTGATGTAGGTCAAGTTTTTTATGGAGAAGATGGAAGAGTTTATATAACTACTGGACCAAAAAGAAATTTAAATATTCTTAATGAAACAGATGTGGAGTCAATGATTAATGTGCCTACTTCTGTTGTTGATGGTGTGGTTACTCTTGTATCTAAATCTATAAGAAACCATATTATTGATAACACTAAAACTACAATTATTACAAATGGTAATAATGAGTTGAGAGGGTACTCTTCATACTTAGCTTTAGGTTATACTGCTGAAGATGCATCTGAAGCTATGATTGACGATAGTGTTGAACCATTATTTAGAACACTGGCCGAAACTAACTTGGAAACTGAGCCAACAGAAAAACAAAAAGAAGATGCAATGACATGGTTTAAAAACCATCCATTGTTTAAAGTGTTAAGTCTTAATGAAACTTTAAGAAATAAAATTCATGAAAAAGGTCCTAGTTTTGTTGCTGAGTTTGTAAATAGCTCAATCAATTTGTATTTAGGTTCTAACAACACGGATATATACCATGAAGCTTTCCATGCTTTTACTCAATCTATTTTAACTTCACAGGAAAGAAAAGCAATGTATTCTGAGATAGCTAAAACTCCTGGTACATTTAAAGTAACAGTGCTTGGAAAAGCTAAGACTGTTAAATTTTCTGAAGCCAATGAGCTTGAGATAGAAGAATACTTGGCTGAAAAATTCAGAGAGTATTCAATGAATCGCGGTAAGTCAAAATTATCTGTAAGAATAAAACAGTTTTTTGATAAAGTATTAAATATGCTTCAGGGTATGTTTGGTAAAAACATGACATACAATGAAGCAATTGCTCTTAATAAATCAGCAGGTGTTGTAAACAACATGTTTAATGCTTTGTATGAAGGAAATATTGATATTAGCAAATTCAATCCTGAAGCAACAAAAACTGCTTTGTATAAATCAACAGAGATTAATTTTCCAGATGTAGATTTTTCAATTGAACAAATAAGTGTTTTAATGGAATCTATGCAATCACTTATGAGTGATTTTATTAATCTTGGTATTAATGGTTCAAGCAATAGAAAAGTAAATACACTTGTTGTAAATTTATTATTAGAATCTTCACAGGTAAAAGTTGATTCTAAAAGACACAAGAAAATTTTTGAGGAAATTGACAAGTTAAATAAAAGCCATGGTGTAGTTAATGGCTATGGTGCATTTGCAATTGCTAAAAATCCTAAAATTTTAGAACTTGCTCTTACTTATGTTAAAAACAGATTGGAGCAACAAAAGAAATTAATGAAGCCTCTTTCTAAAGATGATGATGGTTTTGCATTAGACACATTGACTAAAGCTTTAAAAGCATTTGGAGATGTAACTGAACCTAAATTATACTTAGATGAAGCTGAGAATTCAAACTTAATAAGTTTGTATTTAAATAACTACAGTAATATTAATGTTCAACAAGAAACATTAGATTATTTTGATAGCCTGGATGATGTAGAAAGAGGTATTAAATTTACATTTGGATTAACAGGTACTGAACAATCATTGGCTGAAGTAACTGATGAGCAAACTAGAGAAATGCTTAGTACTATTCATGCACATGCAAACAATGGTAAAGGTGCTATATTAGTGAATTCATTAGGTATTAAAAAAGTACAACCATTTATTCAGATGCTTGCTAAAACAAGTAAGATATTACGCAACACTACTGATAGAGTAGAGATGTATAATAAATTAATGGCTGCTGCTAAAACTGATTATGAGATTGCTCAAATTGTAAACAAACTTGGTAACATTAATAATCCTGAAATTACAACTGAGGAACAAAAAGCTTGGTTGAATTTTTGGCAGGTAATGAATAAAACAGATTTGTTCTTAAGAGAATTTATTATTGAGAAAGTTGTTGATACAGATAGAAAAACTAAAGAGAAAACAGCAACTTTAGAAGCAAGATCAGGTAGATCTAAATCTGCAGAAAGCAGAGTTGGAAAAGACTGGGCTGACAATTTTGTGTTTGTTTCTCACAATAGCCCTTACTTTAGTGAAACTAAAGATGGTGAAGCTTATTTAAAGTTTGATAAAGATTCTCAAAAATATGATCTGGTAGAAGATTATGAAGAAAAAGGATTTGGATTGATTTCAGGAACTGAAGATAGTCCTGAGTTCATTACAAGTTTAGATGAAAGAATTAATAAAACTGATGTTTATACAGGTAAATTATTCAAAGCATCTGCTAATCCTTTTGAGTTTTTAAATCATATTGGTATTGACTTAGTTCAAGATCCGGTTGTATTAGATATTTTACTTAATGGTCATGCTGGTTTAGATATTCAAACTGGTATTGTTGACAACATCATGAAATCATTAATGAATAGACAAACGGCTGTTAATGAAAATAATAAAAAAGTAACTGAACTTTCTCAATTATTCAGTGACTTTGAATACATAAATGCAAATGGAGAAAAAGTTAAACAAGAAGGTTTAAATGGTTGGTTCAATCAATTGCAGAAATTACAATACATGTTCTCTGATGAAAACTCAAGTTCAATGGGTAAAAATGCTGAAGGAGAAAACCAAAGTGAAAAGTCATATAACTCTTCATTGAGTATGATGGTTACTGCTTTGAATGATGCTAAACACTATGATGAAATTTTAGAAGGTTCTGGATTAGAAATTTTTAATGTTAAAACAAATCCATTTGCAGCGGCTTCTCCTTGGTTAGTAAACATGTTTAATTTGGAATCTCCAAATGCTGCTGTTAGAGGTACAAGGAATAAGAACTTTAAGATAACAGTTGAAAGTTTATCAGGTTCTAAAATTATTTATCAGAGTGAGGATAAAGGTGTATCTACACTTGGTCTTGATGAGAAAGCTAAATTTTTAAGTGACTTTCATTTAACGCTAGAAGGTAAACAAGAAATTTTAAGAACAGCTGACAAATCTACATCTTTAACTGCACATGCTCCGGTAAACAAGAATGGAAGAATTATTAAAAATGAATTAGAAGTCACTAAAGAAGATATAAATAAAATATTTTCTCCTGAATATGATGCAAATAAAAATTCTACAATTTTATATGATCAGTTTTTTAGACACATTGAAGCGGAACTTGTAAGAATTTCTAGAATGAATGACATTACTGAAGATTTAGAATCTGAAGGTGAGATTGTTTTTGATGCAGCTTATTTAAAAAGAGGCCGTGACTTTTACATGTTTGCAAATATTCTTACCCCAGCTACAAAAAAAGCATTATTAGAACTTAAAATTTCAGACTCTCAATCTGCAGACATTAATAACACTAGAGTTCTTAATAAACTTATCAGTGCTGAATTTAAAAAGGTAATTGACAAAGAAATAAAAGCTTATTTTGAAAAAAGAAGTGATGGTTTATTTAACAGAAAAAATAAATCTTTAGTCATTGCTGGTTCTGCTCTTAAAACTTTTCAAAAAAATTCTGAAGAGGAAGAAGATGTTACAAGAAAAAGAATGTTTAGAACATTTACTATAAACAACTTTATTCAAAATGCAAATTTTGCTACATTGTTTATTGGTGATGCAGCTATACATGATGTAAGAGGAGAAGGTTATCATAAACGTATTGCAGGTTTAATTTCAACTGGTAAAATATTTGCTAATGATTCTGCATTCTTAGCACATGTAAACAACCCAAACTTTAATGCTTTTGGTTTTGCTGAGAAACATAACAATGCTATTACAGGTAGAACTTATAACGGTTATATTAACTCTGCTGTTATTAAAGAAAAGAAATCAGTATCCGCATACTTGCAACAATACTCAGAACTAATTGATGCAAAAGATTATGGTGCTGAAAATAAAATGAAAGAAGCAGATGGTGCTGGTTGGATTTCATTTGACATGTACAGAATTTTAAATTTAGCATGTGGTGAGTGGAGTGACCAACAAGAAACTTTGTATAACAAAATGCTTGCAGGTGAAAAAATTTCTGAAGAAGATGCTAAGATTACTTTTCCAGTTAGAAAGTTTCAATACTATGGACAGGTAAATAATAAAGATGCTACTTACAATTTACAGATGATGGCTTTTCATAAGTATTCTTTAATGCCATTGATACCATCATTGATAAAAGGAACACCTTTACAAGATCTTCATGAAAGTATGTTAAAACAAGGAGTGGATTATGTTACTATGGAATCTGGTTCTAAACTTTCTTCAATTTCTAAAGTTGAAATGAAAGATGGAAAAGTTGTTTCAAAATTTGATGACTTTTATGATGATGAAAGAAAAACAAATGACATTGAGTTTACTGTAAATCAAATACACTCAAAGTATTTAAAAAATCAAATTTATTTAGCTCCTGGTTATAAAAATCATATTACTTTACCTACTCAAAAAAGAAAGATGATTGCTCTTGGTTTGTTCAATGATGAGCAAATACCAACAGATTTTAAACCAAATCTTTCTAAAGATGAAAGAAAAATTAAATGGGAGTCACTTAAAACTGATTCTAAGAAAAGAGCAGCTTCTAAGAATTATGACTGGTATAAAAGATATGAGGTAGTTATTTCTAAAATACAGGCACATCTTAAACAAGAACTTATTGATGACTTAGGTTTAAGTTATGGAGCAGATGGTTCATTAAGCGGTAGTCCTGAAAAACTTGTTGCTTATTTAGAGAAGCAAATGAAAAGCAATGACATGTTAGCTGATGATATTGAATACATCACCAGTGTGTCTGTAAATGCTGAAACATTAGATTTTTCATTATCAATGTATAGTGAAAAAATTGAAGCAATTTTAATGACTCTTGCTGATAAAAAATTAAGAGCATTAAATGTTAATGGTGAAGCTTTGGTACAAGTACCAGGAACTATGTTTGAAAATAAGAAAAGAGCTGAAGAATTTGCAAAAATTGAAAAACCTACGCTTAAAGATATTCATGAGTATGGTTCAAATGGATTATCTTTCTACCATGTAACTGATAAAAATGGTGATCCTGTTTTAACTAAAGACACTAACAGTTGGATTGTTAAAAGCATGGAAGTTAAAATTTCTTTGCAGGGAGATTTTAAAAAATTACTTTATTTGAAGCATCCTGATGGTAAAAAAATTGCTGTTTATAGTAAAGATGCTGAAGGCAAAAACATTTTAGATTATGATGAATCTCTTGCAAGATTAAATGAATCTATTAAGAACACTGAATGGAAAACTAAATACAGTAAATTTTTAGAAATTGCGGGGGATCGTATTCCATCTCAGGGACCAAATGCATTGGAGTCAATTACTGTTGCAGAATTCTTACCTGAATGGGCTGGTCCAATTATTATATTACCAGCGGAGATTGTTGCTAAAGCAGGATCAGATTATGATATTGATAAATTGTTTACTCAGTTTCCAAACATTGTTAAGATTGGAAATAAGATTGAATTGCAACAATACAGATCTGATGTTACAAAATCTTTAAAAGAACTGTATGCTGAGAAATCTTTTATTGTTGATGAGTTAAAAGATGTAAGAAGTGAAATAGATGCATTGTATGAACAAAGAACTAATTTCTTTGAAGCAAGTGATGACATTGCTACAGAAGTTAAAAATCAAATTAAGGAGCAATATAATTTAGATAAAGATTTATATAAAACTCGCAGTGAATTAACAGGATTTTTAAAAGCAGCTGAAAATGGATTATGGAAATTTAAAAACATTCCAATTAAGCAAAGAGCTAAATACATTGCTCAGTATGAAGAACAAATGGATGCAGTAAATGAGCTAATTGATTTTCAAGAAGAGCAGCTTAAAAAAATATTATTTGAAGAACTTGGTGTAGAAAAAGCATCTGATTTCTTTAAATACAGTGATGATTTAATTAAATCACAAAAACAAAAGCAAACAGAACTGCAAAATGAATTAGAAGAAATTCAAAGAAAAATATATGGTAAGTCAATTAAAGGATTAGAAAATGAACTTTTAAGTTTATTTGCTGAGAAAATTTTAATGCCTGCAAGTATTAAAGATTTGATTACAACTAACTCTACAGATATTGCTTTACCTGTAGCTCAACAATTAGAAGAAATTATTAGAAAAAGAGATTCTGAAACAAGATTTAATAAATATGACAGAATAACTGATGAGAATGGAGATGGTATTTCTCCAACTACACTTTTTGATTATGAGTATAACTTATTAAAACACCAGGAGAATTCTGTTGGTAAAGACTCACTTGGTATAGCAGCTGTAACAGCAACCTATTATGCAATGTTCCAAACTTTTGGTGCTAAGTTAAATGCTGTATCTCAAAAAGAACAAACTGATTTTGATGAAGCTATGGTTGTTGTATCTAAAGTAGCAGATATTAATTATCAAGTTGAACAAATAAAAGAAGCTAATAAAGACAATATTACTCCTGAAATTCAAAAACAAATTTCTTCTTTGCTTAAATTGCTTCCAAGAGCTGATAAAATTGAAACAGCTAACAGCACTGTAAACAGATTTAAAAATTATACATTTAAGTTAAATCACAATAAACTTAAATCTGAGTTAGGTGAACATATTGCTTTGGGTATTATTAACAACACTAAAGGTCAATCCATTTCAGATTTAATTTCTCAAATGATTAATGGTTATGTAGATGTTGCTAAAGATGCTTGGGTATTCAACATGCAAGGAAATAAACAAAACACTCCGACATTATTATTTATGATAATGGCAGGTGTTAGTTTAGAGAGTGCGGCTTATTTATCTTCTACGCCTTTGGTTATGGAATACAACCAGATTAAAAAAGAATTAAGTGGAGTTTATGCAAACTTAGGACTAGATCCTGAAATGAGTCCAATAGTTGAAACTCAAAGAATAAACAAAAAAGCTCAAGAAAAATTATTTGAAAATCATGAACAGGAGTTTAAAGCAAATGGATTAGAAACTTTTAATTACAACAGTATTGCTAATAAAAATGCAAGTGAGTTTACTGAATCTGAATTACTTGGTTTGGTTAAACAAAAAGCAATTGATATGCGTCAAATCCAGGCATTAGCTGAATACATACACATTGAAAAAATTGCAAGTGATGTTTCTAAATTCCAACAACTTACAAGATTTGATACAAATAAAATTGCTACAATTTCTGAGGCACAAAAAAGAAAAGAGGATATTCTTGAATTTATTTCAAGAAAAACTTATGTTCCTCAATCATGGTTCTCTGCTGAAGGAATTGGTAATACACCTGTAGGACAATTTAATAATGATGAGTTTTTGGTTAATTTATTTGAAAGATATTTCAGTTTAAGAGATAACCCTGCATTGGTAAAAACATCATTAGACAAAGTTATTAAAGACAACAAACCAAAAACAGTTGTTGATGTGGTAATGAGAACAGATTTTAAAAATGATTTTATTTGGTTTTTATATCAAAATTCATTGTTTAAAAAGAATACTTATGATGGATACACATTTAAAGTTTTAAGTGATCCTAAAGCTGAATTCAGTATTAATGAAGAAACTAAAGTTGTTACATTTAGCAGCAATATTTTAGGAAATGATATTAATAATCCTAAGTTAGGATTAAGTCACATGATGCATAATTTTCCAACAGCTGATCAATATGTAAGATTTAAAATTGAGTTGAGCAAATTAGAAAATGAAGATGCTTATAAACTAAGAAAAGAATATTACTTCTTGGATAATGCAAAAAATAAAGTAACTGACTTGTGGTTAAAAAATAAAATTGCATTATACAAATCAAGAAATCAAATAGCTTATTTCTATGGTCCAACCAGTGTAGGAAACATGTTTAAAAGATTTAAACAGGAGCATCCTGATTTGGCTAAGAAATATGCCATCATTAGAGATATGAAATTCAGCAATGATAAAAAAACATATAAATCTAATATGTATCTTCCTGATATTTCAGATGTTAATTTAAGAAAGCAATATAAAGAAAATCTTGCGGATCTTAAAAATGATATTGCTAGACCTGAAATAGCTGAGTTTTTTGGATTGTTTAACAATATTGCAATGATGCAAACTGGAGTTAATAGAAGATCGCAATATGACCTTGGTAAAATCATTGACGCAGACCATCTGCATAATGTAATTGATAATGGAATTGGTATTGGTAAAATCATCAATGAATTAAATCAAATAAATGACAATATTGAAGCAGCTAGAATACATAATTTAAATAAAGACAATGCACCAATGATTCCTGATCTTCAGTTATTAGATCAGTTTAAAGAACTATTCATTGGTATGATGGAATCTAGTTACAAAACAAGAGTAAGAGGATACAACTATGAAGTTCAAAATTTGAATTTTGGTAAACATAAAGAGCTTGGTGAAACAATTTCATCATTTAATAATGTGGTTGTTTTAAATTCACTTGTTGGTGCACCTAAAGATAGATTAGCATTAACAGCTTCATTATTTTTTGATGAAGATGGTGAATACACTCCTGAAGAATTTGCTGAATCAATTAAAGATGAAAAAATTGCAATCTTAAATAAAAAACTTGTTGCTCCTGCTGGAGAAGACCAAGCAAAATTAGATAAGTTGCTACTTGATTATTTAGGTATAAACAATTCTGGAAACTTTCCAATCTTAGAGTATAAATCTAAAACTGTAAAAGAAGGATTTTTATCTATTGCTGGTTTAGGATTAAAATTAATGCCTGAACATTCTGTAAAAGATGAAGCAATGGCTAATGCTTCTACAGTTGCTATAGGTCAAGCTACTATTGTAAATCCTAATGCAATGTCTTCAAGTCAAAATTATGTAGATGAATTAACTGCAAAGTATCCAGGAAAACTTGCTGATTCAAAAACTAAATTTAAATCAACAGATAAAGTTTGGGTTTTTGGTAGTGGTGTATTTGCAAGCAGAATTAAAAATGTTACAGTTGAAGAGTTTGATATTGCATTAAATAAAACATTTGATACATATCATAAACCTGCTATAAACAAAGCAATTAAAGCTGGTGTTAAAACATTTAATGTAGGTACTGCTTCAGGTATTGATAAAATGGCTTCAGACTATTTAGAATCTCAAGGTTATATTAAAGTTCCTATGTATGCTCCTATTGGTAAGTATTATGAAATGCGTAAAAGTGATTCATCATTTGAAGATTTAAACTATGATAACAATGCTGTTGTTGTAAACAAAGATACTTTAGAGGCAGGTGATTTAATGAGTTTTTTATTTAATGACAATAAAGCAAACAACTGGTATACTAATTTAAGTGAAAAACAAAAATTTGAGAAAGGTGTTTCTGTTGTTTATGATAAAATTGTAAATCAGTTGAATAAAAATACTATGTATAAAATTCAATTTGGTAATAGACTAGTTGCTCAAAAAGGTCAAATTAAAATTGGTGACTCTCCATTGTCAGCTGCAATTGAGCAAGCTCTTTACAAAATGAGAAATGATATAATTAATCATAGACAATCTAAATCTGTAGCAGCACCAGTTGTTAATCAGCCGTTATCATTTGATATGGAGATTGGTTCATTTGTTAAATACCAAGGTTCAACTTATATCATTACTCAGTTTAATGATAACGGAACAGTTCAGATTTATAATCCAACATTGGAAGGTGCTTCTGCAAAAATTCCTGTTGCTAAAAGAAATTTAGAAGTTTTGAGCAGCAAAGCTAAAATTGTAAATTACAAAGACACAGATTACATTGTTACACCAAAAGGAACAATTATTTCATTGACATCAAATAAAGCTATGAACTGGGCTGAAAATGATGGAAACCGTGTAGCAATTTTAGAAAAAGCTAAAGCAAGATCTAATCAATCATTTGCTAGTGTTAAAGTAATTGCTACAAGTATTCCGCAAAACAGAATATCTGGAATTGAATCCATGGGTTCTACACAACAAGCTGCAGCAAATGTAAAACAAGTATTAGGAAGTTCTCCTCATTCTATTGATATGATAGATGCTGATTTTAGAACTAGAACTACAAGAAGTGTAGGTGAAATGCAAAAATATCAAGTTAAAGTTGGGGATATAGTAATTCAATCAGGAAAGTCTTCTAATGGTTTGATTAAAAATATTTTTACAAAAATAACTGCTATACATCCTAAAGGAACTCCGGGTTATTTAGGAACATGGAATAAAGAAGGTTGGTCACAAGAAGGTATAACTGAAATAGAAAGATATAAAAATGGAGCTGCTGCAATTGAGTTCGAAGTAATTAGATATACTGGAACTATGCCAATAAAAGAATTCTTATCTTTACCTTTGGAGAAACAAACAGTCATAATCGAACAACAATTAAAATGCTAATAATATGTTTTGCGTAAACACTTCACATCCACAATTTAAAGCTCTGTTAGAACAAACAGAGCTTCATCCTGATTTATTAAAAGCAGAAGTTAGTATCTGGATGGACCAAAATAATTCTGATTCTTTTCCTACAGTTGAGGAATTACAGTTAGCAAAAATTGCAGAACAAGAAAGAACAATTGATCCGTTAGCAGAATGGTTAGATGAATTTGATTCATTTGAACCAGTATATGAAAATATACCTGAAGAGGGTTTGATTGACAATTTTTATAGTGATATTGCTGAATGGGAACATCCAACTGATAAAGATCAGACATCCGTGTTAGATGATTTCACATTATTTAATTTAATGAATAATCCATCTGTTCCAATTTCAAAAGAGAACAAAGCAAAACTTAAACTTCTTTCTAAAGTTGTAGGTGAAAAAGAAGCTTATAGAGATTACTTTGAACAGAATGAAGTAGTAAGACCAGGCAGTGTTGTATTAGATAAGTTAGATGAAAGATATACAGAACTTCCTGAAAATGTTTTTGAAGAAACAACTGAGGAAGATGCTTTATTAGAACAAGATTTAATCAAAGATATTGAAAACATTGTTAAAGCTGAGAATTCTAAAATTGCATTAGATAAAATTCAAAAACTATCTAATCAGTTAGGTATTGAGGCAGAAATAATTTCTTCAGAAGATTTAGAAAAAGATTTTGGTATTACACAAACAGGTGTAAAAGCATTTTTTAAAAATGGAAAAGTTTATTTGGTTGATGGTCTTTTTGATGAGAATGTAGTATTCCATGAATTTTGTCATCCAATTATTAAATCTATAGCAAAAGAAAATCCTGAGTTATTCTTATCATTATATGAAGAGGTTTTAAAAACTCCGGAAGGTCAAGAGTTATTTAAATTAATATCTACAAAGTCAACTGATTATGCAGTTAATTCTCCTGAATTTATGGAAGAGATAATTGTAAAATCATTAGATGAAAAAAATAGAATTAAAAAATCTACAATTCAAAACATACTCTTTCATATAAAACAATTTTTGAGAAAGATGCTTGGTAAGAAAATCAATATATCTAAACTAGATGCTAATACACCTTTGATAGATTTATTGAATATGATTAATGAGGGAGGAGAATTTATTTTAGATAAAGATTTTCTTAATGCAAGTGATGCAATAATGTTTGATAGAGAATATCAAGATGCTGTAGATATTATTGCAAAGGACTCAGCTGTAGCAACACAATTGATTATCAATGACTACTACAACATGATTTCAACTCAACTTGGAAACCTTCTTAAAGATGAAAGTATCTACAAAAATTTAAAAGAAGATCTTACCACTGAAAATTTTGATGGAGAATTACAAGTTCTTAGAAAAATGTTAGATGCATTAACAACATCTGATAAAACTAAGATGGCAAATTTACCATTATCAACTGTTGAAAAACAAGATTTTGAATTATTCCAGGATAGATTAAATGCTTTTGTTAACACACTTGTACAAGGAGGGAAAGTAGTAGAAAAATTTGATAAAAAAATTAATGACCTTATTAATAATGGGGTTGAAACAAATGATGACTTTGATGCATTATTTGCTTTAGAAACTTATGTAAATGATTGGAATAAATTTATAACTGCTCTTAAACAATCAAAAACAATTATACAATCTAAAACTGGTTCTACACCAGAAGTAATGCTACCTGTTAGTTATTTAGATATTAATAATCCTATTGGTTTAAAAATTGCAAGTCTTGGTTCTCAAATTAACTTGGTATCTGAAAAAATAAACAATTTAAAAATTAAATCAACTACTGATTTACTTTATAAAAACTTAGAAAAAAGATATGAAGGGATAAGCAATACTTATCTTAAAGGCATGCAAGCTGCACAAGATGCAGGTGATTTAGCTCAGTATGATATAATGCATGAAGATTACTACGGTTTGACTTTAGAAGAGATGAACGAGATGAATTTTTTAAAAACTCAGCCGTCTTCTGTTGAAAGAGATAACCGCTTAAATTTTTTAAATGATAAATATTTAGGAGGAAGAGAAGCTAAAAGAGATGCTATTGAAGCAACTTTAAAAAATCAATTGCAAGATTCCACATGGATGAATGGAATGTTTGAATCTTACATGAATAATCAAGATAAAATTGTAGGTAATTTTGCTGATTATGTAAATTCTTTTTTACAGGATGTAGCAGGTAATGTTAATGCAATTGAAGCTGATTTCTTGGAAGGCCTTAGACCATTACTTAAAGAAGCTGGATTTAATAATTCAATTTTTGGAGAAGCTAAATTAGGTAAAGCTATTCAACATACTAATGTTACTTATCAAAATGATAAAGATGGAAATGTTGTTGAATTTGAAGAGTATGCTTTCATTAGTAATTTCACTGGACATGAATATGAAAAAGCAAAACTTGAACAACTTGTAAGAAGAGCTAAAGAAAAATGGCAATCAACTGCAGATGATGCAGATTTTACGGCTTATATGCAAACTGAATTTGATTTAGAAGATTTTTTAATTGATTACATGCATCAAGCTAACATTCCTGAATACTATAAACCAGCCATGGTTTTTAGAACTCCTGTTGGAATGGAAGCAAAAAAAATGAGAGATGATATTTTTGAAGAGATGCGTCTTCAAAGAGCCAACTTTGATAAAGATCCAACAAGTTTAGCACCGGCAGATTCTATAAAAAAATTATGGTTTGAATATCAACAACTTCAAAGTCGCTATGATTTAAATGGAGATCTTAAAACAAATTCTTATGTTGATGCTAATGGTAATACAGTTATTACAAATGATTTAGCAATTGCTGAAGTGTTTCAAGAGTATGCTGAAAAAACAAAAGATTTTCATGAGTATGAGGAAATTCCAAATTTGTTTGATGATCAATTAGAAGCTTTTGAAAATTACTTAATCAATGTAGAGAATTTAACAAAAGGTTCAGTTGCTTATGAACAAAAAAGAAATGACTGGATTAAATTTAATACATCTGTAGAAGTAGAGGAGGCTTATTTTGATAATAGAAAAGCTCTTATAGAAGAAAGGCAAAGAATTTTAGAAAATATGACCAGGGTTAATAATACTATTGCTGATCCTGCTGATTTATATGAAAAAATATATGCCATTTTAAGAAAAACAAAAGATGATACTGGTGATTTTGATGGTAATCTTTTAACTAAAAATGAACAATCTACTATTACAGATTTACATGATCAGATTTTAGAAATTGAAGAACAGTTGTACACTGTACCTACTATGGGTTTAACCAAAGAAGAATATAGACGTTTTAATGAACTAAGGGATTATTATGATTATTATAATAAACACCGCAACATTACAACTGAGCAAGAATATAATAACTTAGAAGCAATGATGCGAGTAGGTTTGTTCAAATTTAAAATTACTCCTGCACAATTTAACAGATTGCAAGAATTAAATAAAGAATTAAGGTCATCTGTTAGAAGTGAATCTACTGATGCATACATAAATACTTTTTTAGAACTGATTAAAAAAAATGATGAAGCATTTGAAATATTAAATAAAGCTGTTTATGATTTAGATGGAACAACATTAGAAGATGATGATCCATTATTACATGAACACTTATCTAAAATTTTAGAAGATGTAAATCTATTGAATGTAATTTCAAAAAAGAATAAAGATTTTGAAGAATGGTTTGATAGAAATCATTATATGACTACTATACCATATAGAGATGAAGATGGGAATGTAGATGGTGAAATAGAAATATATAGAAAATCTGCAGCTTGGCAATTTACTAAGCCTTCAGATCCTAATATGTACAAAAAGAAACCAATGTATTCTAAAACAACTGGTGGATTAATTGGATTTTTAGAAGTGGATGGAGTGTTTAGAGTTCCAAACATTAATTTTAAAAAGAGAGTTGTTAAACCTGAATATCAAACTCCTTTGATTGAAAGAGATTACATTGATGCTAGTGGTAATTTAGTATTAGCAACTGTTGATAACAGAGGTAGATTTTTACCTAGAGAAAATGCAAAGGATACAAAGTTTATTGATGCCAACTATAAACAAATGTTTGCAACAAATAGAAAGTTATTCAACTTAATGCTTTACATTAAAAATCAATACCTGGACAATCAAAAAGGATTGGATGCTCCACAAAAAAAATATTTATCTTATCCGAGTTTTAGAAGAGGAAGACTTGAAGGTTTTTCTACAGGTAAAGCTTTTATGAAAAGAACTATTGAAAATATAACAAGTATTTTTGGTTCAAGAGTTGATGATTTTGAGGAAGGTTTAAGAATGAGTGGTACTGATAATCAAGATGCATATAACACTTTAACAAGACCAATCTCAGGTAACTATAAGTTAGATAAAGACTTTGTTAGTTTGAATATTATAAAGTCTATGGGATTACAGTTGTATTCAATAGAACATTTTAAAGCACTTGCTAAAACAAATAGTTTTGCAAACATGCTTAAATCTTCTTTAGAACAATTTGGTTTATCACCAGCGGTTAATAGCTATAAAAACAAACTTAAAACTTTATTAAGATTTACTGAAAAAGGAGATACTGTTAGATCAAACAGGTTAAAACAAGTAACTTCTATTATAGACAAAAATTTTAAAGGTCGCCAGTTAGTTGCTGTAAATAGTAAAGCTGTTAGATTTGCTAACTTATTCATAAGCAGATCATCAGCTCTTGCATCATTTAGTGCATTTGCTTTAAATATAACATCTTCTACTAAAAACTTTTTTGGAGGTTCAATAATGATGTTAATAAAAGCAGCATCCGATCCTAAGATATTTAATGTTGCAAATCTTACTGCTGCACAAATCCCTGCATTAAAAGCAATGAAAAAGATTATCAGTTCGTCTTTTTCTAATAAACAAAAACCTGTTGAATTACAACTTGTTTATATTATGGATGCTGTTCCTGGTTTATATGAAAGAAGAGTTGGTGGTGCAGGAAGTAGAACACTTTCTAAATCTTTTAAATCGGGTGAGATGCTTACTGCTGACAGAAGAACTCTTCAAGATTCAACTGCTCTTTTACAGTTCTTTGCAATTTTATTAAAAAACAAGTTTGAATTAAATGGTAAAAAAACACCATTGCATAAAGCTGTTGAGTTGGTTAATGGTAGAATTCAAACTAAAGCTGGAACACCTAAAGAATTTAGTATTAGTTATGATGCAGAAGGTAAAATAGTATTAGGCTCAGAAATTAAACGCATGATGAATATTCATCAAGGTATGTTAATTAAAACTATTGGTCAAGCAAATAACTTTTCAAGACCTGAATTATTCAGATACACATTAGGAAGATTTGCCATGCACATGATGACATTTATTACAGGTATGTCACCAGATAAATATCAAATGACTTTTAGTAAAAAAGGTTTTAAAAATCTATTAAAAGGAAGAGTAAATAAAAGAGTAAACATGTATACTCAAAGAGAAGAGATAGGTACTTTTATTGCTGCTTTAGAATCTGTTAAAATTCTTTTACAATCAAGGTCATTTAAAAGACTACCTTATGTAAATCAAGTTGGTATTTTAGCTACAGTTGTTGGAATGGCTGTAAAAATAGCATTAGATGCTTTTATAAGAAAAGGTATAACATTCAATACAGATGATGATGATAAAGGTTTATCATTTAGTTATGATCCAGAAGATAAACATATATTTTCTAAATTGAATACAACAACCGGTGTACCAAAATTACCATTTGTTTCTCCTGGATATACTACAGCAGGTAATGTTAGATTTGATGCATCAGATTATTGGAAACTTCAAGGTTTAAGATTAGCACTTGGTGTTCAACAAGAGGTTGAAACATTTGATCCATTAAATTTATCAAACACATTGATAGATTTAGCATCTTTAAAATCCCCCTTACAAGAAGGAGGATTATTAAAATTTGTGGATTTAATTGAATATACAACAGGTGAACCTGATACTTATGAAAAAGCAGCAGGTCCACTTACATGGCAGCAAAAATATGAAGATAAAAAGTATAATGTATTCTTTAAACTTTTAGGCATCAACGGTAAAGAAATATCACCTGCCTATGGTATTGAACAAGATTATAAAGGTATCAACAAGAAATAGTTTCTACTGGTACTTCATAATCTTGAGTTAATTCTAAATATACTTTTTCACTTACACTGAGTATCTCATTTTCAAAATCTGGAGGTGAGATTAACTCAGTGTTTTTGATTTCTTCTTCAGGATGTTGTAGTAATTCAGCAACTTCCTTGTAGTAATATTCAGGATTGATTCCAACCATTGCTTTTTCATCACTGCTTTTATGAATAAGAATCTTAGCAATTTTGGAAAGTTTGGAGTATTCTCCATTATAAATGCGCATGTAATCTTTTTCAATTGGACTCAAATCAAAAATGATTATATCAAATTCTCCATCTGTAACAAAGAAATCATAGAACTTATTCTTTTGAATTTCTGCTAACAGTTTAGGATAGTCTTTATCTTTGTTGTAATACAACATGATAAATGCGCAATCATTGCATAATTTTAAACCTTTAATACCAAGATAACAACCAATACTTTCTGGTCCTTTTGGTAAGTTTAACAGGGGTAATACAAAAAGTTTACTCTTTTGAGCATACTCTTTCATAGCTTCTAATCTTAATTTCATAATTACAATTTTAATATGTCTTTTAATTCAACTTTTTTAAATCCTTCAGGCTTAATAATTTTACCATCTTCTCTGATGACAGCTTCGCCATCTGGACCTAACTTTGACATATTATTTTGATGAACTAAATCAAATGCTCTTTCAATATGATTTTGTAAACCGTGTTTGCAGATTGTTCCAAAAATAATGTAAAGTTGATCTGCTAATGCATCAAGAACTTCTACTAAATCTTCTTCACCAGCTGCGACAATATATTCATCCAGTTCTTCTTTACCAAGATTATATCTTAATAATGATTCTTTTTTACTTAACAAAGTCGGTCTTTCATTTTGAGTCTGTTTGAATTTGGTGTGAAAAAATTCCACCATTTTAATTTGCTTTTGCATATATGTTTTTTTTTAAGTTACAATTATAAACCTGCTTTGCTATAAAAATATTTAGCAACTTCAGGTATATGTTTTTTATAATAAGGTTGATTCTCTTTGCACCATTCTTTAATATCTTTTTTACATATAAAAGGTTTAGTCCAACCATTTCCGCGCATTATGGTATCAAATGTTGGCTGAAGACTTTGTATAAAATCTTTTACAGTCCATCCTTCCCATATATGTTTGTTGTAATCTATTTTACCCATAAGCTTTAATAAATCTGTTATATGCACCAACTATGTATCTGCTGGCCCATGTGTAATTCTTTTCTTCTAAAGCTGCTTCTAATGCAGTGTAGGCAAAGTAATTATTAGACACTAATGTATCATCACTTCTCCTGAACATAATAGTATTTGCATTGTTATCACCTTCTTTGTAGCAACTATAGAAATAAAAGTCCTCTGTGATTATTGATAATCTGAACAGAGAACCTTTAATTGTTTTGGTTTTTGGAAGTTTTATAAGCATCTTATATTTTTTTATAACCTTTACTTAATGCTACATCTGATATTGTCAAATGTATTTGTTCAACAATCCATTCATTTGTTAATGCGTCATCTAATACTTCTTGAGCATCTTCATTATCATGAACAACATAGGCATCTTTAACATCATTTACATGCCATAAGTTATCTACAAAGTATCCAGCTTTACGCAAAACCTCTTTTGCTTTTTCAATTTCACTCATCTGCTTTTTCTTTTAGTTCTTCAGCACTAATTTTAAATTTTGATTGTTCATTGCTATCTGCATAATGAACTAAGTAGTAATCTTCATACTCTGATACTGAATCAATTACAACTTTTTGGTTATTAAAATAACCTTCTACAATTTTGATTTCTTTTTTCATAATTTTTTACCTTGAAGTTAAGCAATTTTGACAAAAGTTGTCCATTGTTTCATCATATTTATGACCACATTTTGGACAATTTTCTTGTATTCTTTCTGATATTAATTCAACATCTGATGGATCATATTCAGTATCATCATCTTCATCATGTTCAGAAATAAAACCTGGTATATAACCACATCTGTCTAAAAGAGATTGAGGTGTTTCTTTGATTAAGCCGGTTGAATATAATTCAGAAATCATATTCTTTCCAAAACTTTCAATGTCTTCATGATCAGAAAAATACCAATCTAAAAATCTTGATTCTTTTACTCTAACTTTTTTAGCCATTTTTTTCTTTATTTAAATATGTATATTTAGATATAAATTTAGACCAAGTTGAACCTAAAGTTGATCTTATAGTTTTATAAGTTTCTACATGATTTCTTACAAATTTTTTTTGTTGTGCTTTTGCTTCAATCCGAAACCCAACTTCTTTATATTCAGCTTTTTCTACATTTGGATAAACCAAATTCATTTCTCCACTTTCTTCAAGATGTCTGTGTATATCTTTTTTCCATTTATCACCAGCAATCTCTAATTCAAAAATGTATTCTTTTTCATATACAATAGTATATTTTATTTCTATTTTACTCATTCTGATAATTTGTTTATTTTGTACAACACTTCTTTTAAATCTTGAGCTGCTCTTTTAATTGCTGCTCTTTCTTTTACTCTATATGGCTCACAATCTCCAATCATTGCCGCAGCAATTCTATTTTTATAATCTAAAAACTTTGACTGGAACCTTTCTAATTCAGGTTCCAGTTCTCTAATTACATCCAAGTCTTTTTTAAACTTCATTTTTATTTTTTTGTAAATCATGTACACATAATCTTGCTAGATATTGTGAGCATTTGTATTTAATTTGAATACGCTTTTCTAAAGCTTTAGGAACAAGTGTAGAATAGTCTATGCTAGATTCTATTACAGCTTGAACAATTACTCTCCGTTTAGTTGAAATCATGCAGTTAAGATTAAAAACAGTATCTAATAGTATTCCAGGGTATTATTTCATTATGCAATGCAGCAAACTGTTCAATGTATTCTTTTTTAATCTGGTGCTTGTATCTAATATTATTGCCTCCAAACTGAGATACTTTTGCTTCTTGAATTTTTGGATTCCATAATAAGACTTCTCCTGGTAGATTATTGTCTACATTGTATTTGTGTTTATCTGCATTGTGTGTAAGAAAAATCACTTCAGATTTTACACCTTCTTTCCATCCAAAATGATATTTTGCTGCTTGTATATGCTTAAATAATTCTCTATAATCATCTAACCAATTCATACCTACTATAACAGGACTAAAATTTAAGTGCACATCATAACCTGCATCTTGAAACTTTTTAACAGCATATATTCTATCTTTTATTGGACTTGTGTTAGGTTCAAGAATTTGTCTATACTCTTCCGGCATAAGGCTAAATCTTATTCTTACTTTACCTTGAGGGTTAAACTTTAATAAGTCTTCATTAAAATACTTAGTAGCAAATGAACCCATTGCTCTTGGATGCATAGCAAAGAAATCAAATATTCTTTGCCACTCATGGTATTTAGCATGTAGTGCAAAATCTTCATTGCACGAAATATCATATGTGATATATTCTTCATGGGTTTGATTAGGTTTTACTACATCTGCAAACCATACATGACTGTTTATTGCTGTAAGAATATCTCTAAAATTTGTTGCAATAGATAAACCTGTAGGTTTATTTCTTTTCATATAGCAGTATGTACAATTGTACAAACAACCGTGACCAAAGGAAGGAGTAATAAAATCCGTACTCCTTCCACTTGGTAATATACGCATACTTTTTCTATAAGTGTTTGTAATTAATTTATTCATTGTCAATTAACCATTGTGCTAATTTGTGTCTTATTTCACTTGGACCTATGTATTCAAACACATCTTCAGGTTTTATAAGATGAGTACATAAAATTTTAGTAATGTCATTAACTTGACCTAAATATTTAATGATTTCATTTAATGGTATTTCATCTAACATATCACAAATCTGAGATGGATTCATGTGTAACCTTAAATCTATCTCTTTATTTGCACGCGGTTCAATATTTGCAGAACTGGCAACTACATCTATGATTATATCATTCATATTATTTAATATTCATCAAGATTTTCACTGTTGTGATAAATAATATCACCATCTGAATTATAAAGTTCTTGTGTTGCACTTCCACCATTTTCATTTGGAAGCATAGGTTCTTCATATGCTTGATCAGGACCATCCTGAACAAAATAAACTCCTTCAATATTTATTAAATCATATACTTCATCAGAGTCTGATTCTTTAAGTCTTTTGATAACTTCATCTACTTTATCATCTGGAATATACATTCTTGTCCAGGTTGTTACTTTGTAATCTAAATGTGCCATTTTAATTAATTTTTAAATACTTGTTATTAGTAACTTCTACTTTGCATTTAGCTCTTGTAATAGCTGTATAAAACCATTTTGCTGCATCCCATACTGGCATAAGCCATCCTGCATCAATGTAAACATTGTCCCATTCTTGACCTTGAGCTTTATGACAACTAATTGCATAACCATAAGTGGAAATTGTTATATCTTTATTAAAGAAATATCTAGTTTTACCATTACGCGGAGTGTATTCACTTACAAGTAGTCTGTATAAATTATCAGGAATTGAGTTATTTCCTTCTCTGATTGCATCTACAATTTGTTTGCCGTGCATTGATGCTTCAACTAAATCTGGAATAAGTAATGTCATTTGTCCATCATGCCTGTATATTAACATTTTGTATTTTTTTATTTTATCATCTCTGGTTTCTACACTGAGATCAAAGTCATGCATAAGCATTGCATTTTTTAGCTTATAAATCTCTCCGTTTGAATACATTGATGAGTTTGATACAGATACAATGATGTCACCTTCTTGCGCATAACCTGTAATAGTCTTGTTGCTGAACAAGTAAGCTCTGATCTTTTCATTGTATTGAACTCTTCTTTCATTAGTTGATGTAAGAACTACATAATTACCATCTGCTTTTATGTCTTGTGCAAGACTTTTACTAAATTTTGGTACTGATGTAAGATCTGATTGCTCTGGTTGCTTAAATGATGCTTTTTTACAGGTCCTAATGTCTGTTGCAATCTTTAACAATGAACCATCATATCTTTTAACTTCAGTTAATTCATATCTGTTATGAGGTAAGAAGTTTTCAGGATAGCTTTGTTCCCAATTAAAAATCTTCGGATCATCTCCTACTGGTTCCAATTGGAAACTATCTCCCATGAATATAATCTTACATTTTTTTTCAATTGCTTGCTTCATTAATACCTCAAGGACATACTTATCAATCATTGAACATTCATCTACAATATAAGTACCTCTAACTTTAAGTGTTTTGTCTACAAAAAATGTATTCTTTTTGTCACCAGCTGAGAATAATGCTGAGTGAATGGTACTAAAAATTAATGCCGGATTGTCAATTTTTTCTTTTAATCTGTTTACTGCTGCATTTGTTGGTGCAAGTAGCGAGGCTCTAGTAGCATTTGCTATGTTTTCTGCAATAGTTGTTTTACCACAACCTGAGTAGCCTGCAAGCAAGAAGAATGTATCTTCTGTTTGTAGGAATTTAAACACTTTGTTTAGTGCTTGTTTTTGGCCATCTGTAAAATCTATTGCCTTTTTTCTGGCATTGAATAAGTCACTTAATGTCATGTTTATTTTTTTTAAATAGTTTTGGTAAGCTTCAGCTGCATCTAATTCTTCTTTATACAATCCTAAGTATATTAATTTTCCGTTGTGCAAAATTTTTGATTCATAAAACTTTGCATTTTTGTTAAAAGACACACCTGTATATTTAGAAGAACCGTGTTTTTCTTTGCTGGTATTTTCTCTGTTTGTAAGTAACTGTAGATTACAGACTCTGTTGTCAGTTTTAATATTATTTATGTGATCTACCACAATTGACAATTTGTTTAGAGTGTGGTTTAAAAATGCTATTGCAATAAGCTGATGTACTTTTAGAGTTATCTTCTTTTTATTTAAAGATACATTTACTTTGTAATATCCATTTTTATGAAGACTTGGCTTTAATACAGTTATTTTATTGAAATAATTAGAGCGTATGTTACCCAATGTTGAAGCCTCATATTTTTCATATCCAGGTATAACTTTCCATATCTCTGTTTCCATTTGCTTTGTGTTAGCGAGTGTGATGATAGTAACCGCATTGCTGCGATTACTACCCACTCTTGAGTTATTGTTTATCTACTGTGAAGAACTCACTTGAGTCAAGCATTACAATTACATGGTCTGTACCATCTATTGTATTTGTAACTGTTCTTTTATTATTATATCTATCTACAAGAATAGACATAACTTCTTCTCTTACATTATCAGGAATAAGATTAGGTGCACTTGTGAATTTTTCGTCAGGATTTTCATCTGTGAACCATGGAACATCGTCTATTGATTCATCATCTGCACCATCATCCATTAAGTCAAATAGGTCTTCAGGGTTTGGAGCTGTAGAAGCAATTAATCCTTCATAAGGATCTTCTTCTTTTTCTACAACATCATGTTCTTCTTTGATGTTATCAATTTGCTCTTTGGACATAATTGCTTCTTCTATTCTTTCTTCAATAGTTTCAATTACTGCAGGCATTTCATCAAGATTATATTCACCTTCTAAATCAGATAAATCAATTAGTTCATCTTTCACAAATTCAGGAACACCTGCATGTTCTAATAATTCTACATCATCATCTTCAATGAATTCAGTTAAATCTTGCAACTCAACAAGTTCACCATAACTTACACTTTCATCTTGAATTGATTCTCTGATTTCTTCTAATCTTTCTTTCTTAGCATCAACTGCATCAAACAATGATGGTTCTTCTGGTTTGAATAATGTTTTTTCTTTTACCAGATTCTGTGCTTGAATAAGATTTTCTACTGATTCCATTTCATCTTTTTCGGATTCTACAGAATGACCTGCACACGGAGCAATTACACCTTTGGCTTCAAGTCTATCCCATTCAGCATCTTCTTCTGCATCAAGATCTATAACTTCAGATTCATCAACAGGTATCATGTCTAACTCATCTGTTGCATAGACTTCTTCTACAGCTTCAAAGTCTAATTGATTAGCTTGTTCTTCATTAGCAATTTCTACTTTAGCAATGTTGTACATTACTTGAATGTAGTTATTGATTTTAATCTGTTGAGAATACCAACCTCTTGGTGGCTGATCAGATATACCATGCATCATGATTTTGTAAGCTTCCCAAAGAGTTCCTTTATCATTGTAGTTAAATGATGGTTTATCATACTCTTTTCTAATCAAACTTGCTTGAGTAGGAGCTATGATTAATTTATCAAAATACAACAAGCCCATCAATTTTGCAAACTCTTTTCTTGATAGTTCAATTTCTCTGAACCTTTCTTTCATTTTTACAATTTGCTCAAAGTGTTCTTCAGCAGAAGCAATCATTGATTCAATGATGTCAAGTGTTTCATCTAATGCAACTCCTGTATGTTTTCTATTCCAGGTAGCTTGAGTATCAGATGTAATGAATGGAACTTCATTATCATAAATAAAACCTCCAATTGAACATTTAAATCTTACCATTTTGTTGTAAGAGTTTGTCCAATAGAAAGTCATTGCCATATCAGGATCAGTTACTTTTTCAATTTTCATCAAACCATAAGCAATATCTCCACTATGTTCTGATTTGTATTCCTCACTTAATATAGCAAACCCATGCTTTTCAAGCATATCTCTTGCAGTATCTATAACAACACCGTGTGCAATTACAGTATATGATTTAGTTTCTTCTGGTAATTTTGTTTTTCTTAAATAATCTTCTGTCTGTGTTTTAACTGAACTTGTCATAATAATAATTGGGTTTGTGTAGCAGGTTCAATCTTTGTGATTTCTTTTCTGATTTCTCTCAAGTAATAAAGAGTATCAATTTCATAATCATCAAATGATTTTTCTACATACTTATTCATAATTCTTTCTAAACTTTTTGATGCTTCAATCTTAATGACTTTATCATCTTTAACTTTTAAAATCTTACATCCTTTCTTGGACATATAATATCTTAGTGTTTTCTGTACAGAACTGTTATCCAGTCTACCATCTGTGTAACAAGTAAGATTAAATTTCCAACCACCAATGGCTCTTGTACCACCACAATAATCATAGATGTTATGATTTTCCTGCAATGTTTTTTCAGGATCTTGATTGTGTACAAAGTAATAGTAGTAAGCAATTCTTTTAATTCTGAAACTTTTGTTTTTATGAAGTGGTTTATCAACTTCAAATCTTCCTTTACTCTTTGTATTAAACAAAAAATATTTATCATCTTTTGTTCTTTTAATTAAGGGTTTTGGAAACTCTGTTGTAATTTTCTTAATTGCATCTTCTTTGGGAATTTCTTTACCAGCAAAAATACCTATGTAATTATTTACATCAGGAATAATAAGTTTTTCATAAACCTCAAATTCTAATTGGAGTTTTGTTAAGGCCTCCCACTTGTCACATATCTGATGATATAGTTCTTCATATTCTCGCGGAATAATAATCTCACCACCATCAGTATTTACCATTATTGGTCTTGCACCTGGTATGGACTCACACAACTCTTCTAACAACATGACTAATAACAACTGACCATTGCAAGTTATTCTCATGGTGAATAGACTATCTTTAAGAAAAGAATTATCTTCATTGGACAAACCATAAGTAGAATTCAGCAAAATTTTGTATACATAATTTAATGGATCTTTTTTACTGTATTTCTTTCTGTCTTCAAAGAAACTTTCATAGATTTCACAAAAGGCTTCCTTGTTTATATGACCAGGAGCCCAGTTGTTTCTAATTGAAAGATTAGGATAGAATGATGTTACATCAAATGATTTGATAACGAAATTTTTATCAGAGGTATAGATGCCTTTTTTAGCACCGTGAATACCACCTAATGCAAATGATAATGTCAATCCTTTGTAAGTCAATTCATGTTTGAATGAACCTTTTAGATTTTCTCCATCCAGTTTTAATTTCTTAAACTTGGACAATGTGGCTTTTAACTCAGGAGTTTTAAATTCTATATATGGCAGGATTGCCTCATTAAGATTTATAACTTTCCTGTAAGTCTTTTTCTTTTTAAGTTCATACTCAGGAATGTTTAACTTCTGAGATAATAGCTTTAGGAAAATACTTTTAGCCAACTTTGGTTCAGAATGGTTTGTCAAATTCATCTTGAAATGTTTTGACAAATTTGTTCTAAGTAATATCTCAGCTTTGTTTCTAAAGAACAATTCCCTTGTAGATAAGCAGTCATTAATGCAATACTTCAGCAACATTAATATATCCTGTTCATTATGATTTTTGCTATGATCAGTACTCATGTCTTCAACATTATGCCAATCCATGCTATACTGTAGCCATTTAAGACTACAGCGTTTAGCAGGATTATCATAGTTGTTTATAGCTAGAATGTCACATTCTTTAAAAGGATTGTCTTTAGGATGATACAATGGAAACTCTTTTGAGTTAGCTCTCTTAATAACTTCTTGTGCTATCTGATATACATTATTAGCAATATCTCCACCATTATATCCAAAGTAATTAGTCTGGTATAAAAATCTGGATATTTGATTATCAAATTTTAAACCATTGTAAGAGATTAGTGTTGTTTTTTTATCAATACATTGTTGTAAAAATGCAACATATTCTTTGTATTGATTTCTATATGTACTTACCTCAAATGAAATAATTTCATCAGGGTTTTGTACATTTATGAAGACAGCTAAAAAGCAATTTGCAACTGTTTCATAGTCATATACATATCCTTTAGCCATAGTATTTTATTTTAACAAGAAGCCCAACCTATAAATCTATATAAGCCTGGTTTTTCTTTTTCAGATTTTTTATATGTAATCTTTGCGCAATTTTGATTACCAACAACTATGTCTTTTGTAATAATTACTGTAAGTGAAATTTCAGGATTTCTTTCTACAAATGCTCTTGCTTTTTTAATACATGCTGTTTGTGATATATCTTCTACAAAACATTTACCAGACCATTGATCAATAGCTTTATACATTGTTTTCCAACTACGCGTACCTTTCTGAACAATTGCTTCTACAGATGATTTGACTTTGTTTTTATTTTCAACAGGTTTTTCAATACAGTACCCCCATGTTTCTCCTTTAGGACAGTTGTCTATAATATATTCATCTAATTCAGCAGGTAACATTTTTTTTAACATGTGGGTTACATCTCTACCAAAATATGTAACATTAAAATCACCAGAGTAACCTTCTTGATGTCCACTGTAATCTTCTGCATCATTTCTTACTTTGTCAAATGCATTTTCAATTTTTGTTCCTGTTGCTGTTGTTCTAACTAAGTTGGCTCCCATGTTCTTTATCTTTTGTTATTATTATTTTCTGTGCTAATTGACTTGTTTCAGGATCATCTGAACCAAGCTTTTCATATAGTGATACATAATCTTTACCACTAATATAATTACCATGCAATAATGCTGATAAGCAATCTTGAAAAGCAATTAATTTTTCTGCTTCAAAGCGAGCTGGTTTTTGTAACTCATAACCTTTTTTAAGTTTAGATGCTACAAGTTTTTCAAATATTGCATTGGCTTTAACAAAAGAGATTGCCTCATTTGTTTTTGTTCCTGTCAAAAGTGTTTGACCTCTTCTGCCGTATGCAAAATCAACTGTCCAGTTGTTTGTTAATGGTTGTTTTTTAAGAAATACATTGTATAGTTTATCAGA